GGGCACCATATCATGAGCAAGTACAACATATTCCACCCCGAACACGACGGCCTCGCAAGTGACAGGCTGATCGAGAATGCCGAGGCCATGCTTGTTTTATTGAAGCACATGATTGCAGCCACATACCAAGAAGACGGCCAATATTGGCCGACCGACGACTTTGATCACATGATCGACAGAGCAAAAACAGTAACCCAATACATCGAAACAGGAGCCTAAACCATGAACTACTTTGAAAAATCAGATCAAGCCATCACAAAATTATCACTCGACATCATGGGGCAAGCCCCGCGCTTTATGGCAATGCTGGACGGCTTTGTGCTGCAAGGCCGCGAGGTTGCCGAGTTTCCGCGCCTTGCTGCAGTCTTCATGAAGCGGTACAAAGTCACGCTTGCTAAGCCGGATGCCGAAATTTTGCCAGTTATCAAAATGGTTATCGCCCAGCTTGAAGAAAATAGGAAAACAGCGGAAAAGGTTTTCAACATTCCTGAGCCCTTGCTCAAATCAAAATACCATGGGTGCGGCAATGGCATTGTGACCATTGAAAAGGCCACGCGCAAAGTGCTGGACTTTGATTACACCGACTCAAAGCTGCGCCCGCTGGAAGAGCAAAACATCAGCATGACCAAGTCCGCTGGCAGAAAAATCCGCGAAGACGATGCCACGATTACATACCGCGCCAACTTTTCAGCCTGCCAAGTCTGCTTATTCTAAAAAGGTAAACACATGAAAATCGAACTTAAAAACATCAAGTACAGCGAATTCGCAAGCCACGAAACCTCATGCTATGAGGCCACGATTTATATCGATGGCAAGAAGGCCGGCTTTGTCGAGAACGATGGCCGAGGCGGTTGCGACCATGTCACGCCTTGGCAGTTGGCTAATGAGATCGACGCATACGCAAAGACGCTGCCAAAAACTGTTTGCCTCTTCAACGACCCCGACAGCGGAAAGCCCGCAGAGATGGAGCAAACCCACGAGACAATTTTTGGTGACATCCTGAGCGACTGGCTACACGCCAAAGACCTTAAGCGCGCTATGTCGCGCAGCGTTATGTTCACCCGCGAAGATGGCCGCGTGTACCAATCCATGAGCATGGAAAAAGCAGCCCTCGCAAAGTATTTGTCCGAGGGTAAATTGTACGAGGCGCTCAAAGCCAAGGAAATATTGAACCTTTTGCCGCTTAACAAAGCGCTGGAAATTTACAAACAGGGAGCCTTAGCATGAAAAAATTTGACGTTCAATATGCCCGCATAGAGCATTTTGTGTATCTGCTTGAAGTAGAAGCAGAGACAGAAGAACAAGCCCGCATCATAGCCCGCTTGCAATTTACAGGCGATGAAGATTACAAAGTGGTACACGCTGAAGAATTTATTAACCAAGTAAATGAAATAGAAGAGGTGAAAGCATGAAAGATTCAATCATTATTCTTGCCCGAGAAAAGTCATTGTCATTTAATGGCTACACCGAGGACGCCTTAGCCCTTGTTAATTCTTTGCGCGATGCGTATGGCACCACCGGTATGCCAAAAATGCTGAATGACTTTGTCTTCAATATTGAAGTGGCGCTGCAAAACGCCAATGTACTGGACGAAGACTTTAACGAGGTGGCAGCATGAAACCATCCGAAGCATTTGCACTCGACACTTGGCTAAGTTATTACCCCGATGGCATGACTTACCAAGAAATAATCGATGCCATGACCGACCGCGAACAGGCGCACAAGGCCGAGCATATCGATGTATGGGAGATTGTGGAAGACCACGACTATTCCTACATCGCGCAGCTTATTGAAGATGCCAAAGTGCATTTTGAGCAAACCGCAAAACTGGTGCTGGCAGACTACAAAATCGCCCTGCAAGAGCTGCTTAACTACACCGGCGGATCAGATATCACAGACGAAGATCATCCCATTTACAAAGCCCGCAAACTTTTAGAAAAGGTGCCAGCATGACCGACTACAGAAATGAATTCCCCGACTATGACGATACCCTTTCATTCCCCGATGGATGGGAAGATATCTCATGGCATAACGATGCTTGTCCAAGTTTCGTGCGTAAATTTGGCGATGTTGAGTACCGGATTTTCTGCGACTATGTAGACCCCGAGCGGCGCGAAATGCATGGTGCTATGCGCTTTGTGATTTACATAGAAGATGAAATCAACTATGTCTGTATAGGTCAAACCGACACCCTAAAAGAAGCCATTGATTGTGTGCATAAAGAGGTGAACAAATGACCATCTATATTTTGCTTGAAGAGGGTGATTTTGTTGCTGCTTACCGCACACGCAAAGAGGCAGAAAAATCTGCCATGGATAACGACATCCGCAATTTCCACATTATTGAAACAACATTAAAGGGGTAATCATGATCGACATCAAAGACTCAATAGATACTATTTGGAAGGCTTTACACGCATACAGGGAAGACCTTATACCCGAAGGCGATGAGGCCTACGATGAAGAGTGGAGCGACATTTGCACCGCTATGGCAGTAATTCAAGAAGACCTAGATTTGCAGGAGGCAACAGAATGAAAACATACACGCAAGAAGAAATTCATACTATGGCAGAGCGGGCGCTGGACGCGGCCTGTTTATCAGTCCAAGATGAAATAGGACAGACCAGCGGAGGGCTCGCTGGCGTTTATTTCAGCGGAAACAGGGAAGAAATTATTTTGGATATTTTGAAGTCATACATTCAAACCGAAATCAACTTTGCCGGCCACCCTGAGTGAGGGTGCTGGTAGCCTGTGAATATTCCGGCGTCGTCAGGGACGCCTTTACACGCGCGGGGCATTACGCAATGTCCTGCGACTTATTACCGACCGAGCGGCCAGGTTTTCACCACGAAGGCGATGTTTTGCCATTACTGAGTCAGGGTTGGGATTTGCTAATCGCATTCCCGCCCTGTACACACTTGGCCGTGTCCGGTGCCGCACACTTTGCTGCAAAGCAAGCCTCGGGAGTACAGCAAGAAGCCCTCAATTTTGTGCGCCAGCTACTCGATGCACCGATTCCCAAGATCGCGCTCGAGAATCCTGTGAGCATCATTTCATCGCGCATACGCAAGCCCAGCCAAATAATCCAGCCCTACGATTTCGGCCACGATATCAGCAAGCGCACTTGTTTGTGGCTAAAAGGCTTGCCTAAACTGGTGCCAACCAAGTATGTTGAGCCACGCTTAGTGATTACGCCGTCCGGCAAAACAGCGCAGCGGTGGGGCAACCAATGTGATAACTTCGGGCATGACAATTTACCGCCTTCAGCAGACCGCTGGAAAATTAGAAGCACAACACACCTAGGGATTGCCGAGGCCATGGCCGATCAATGGTCTAAGCCATCACAACCGGAACTCATATGAAAAAAACCAAGTCCCTGTTTGCAATTTACCTATTGGAGGACGAGGACGGCAGAGTCACAGTTAATGTTGACTCTGTCGGATTCGGCGCGAACTGCTCCACCATAGGCATGGAGCTTGTCTCTCAGCTACTATCAGCGGAGATTCTCAGCGGCGGCCATCTGACTGTCGCCGTGCCGGTTGAGTCTGATCAAATTCAATAACGGAGTCAGGCTTTGCGTAAACTTGAATAGACCGACGCGCATATGGAAGTCGTTGGCATCTTCCCCAACCTGATCGCTCATCCAGTACGGCCATCCTATTTCCTTGGCCACCCTTTCGCCGGTTCCGCTGGCATCGTTGTCCGCAATTACAAGACCACGCTTACCTTCAGCCACTCGCTTCATATTCCCAGCACTAAAGCACACATGGATTGTGTATGGCCGCTTCAATCCCTTCATGGCCTTTTGGATTGACAGGGCGGTAGCATAGCCTTCGCACAGGATATGCTCGCCCTTGTTATCGATGCAGAACTCAGCGCCAGCGGTGCGTTGACCATACAAAAACTTCTTTTCGCCATCCTGTTTAATCAGTTGGCACCCAACCATATGCCCATCAATCCACATGGAAATCACAAGGATCTGCTCGCCGTCCTTGATCCACACCCTTCCCCAATCCTCGGGAAAACCCTTTGCTTTGAGATAGTCATGCTTTGCCAATACAGTTTGTTCAAGGATTGACTTGGCCTTGACCGCGGCCTCCGCCTGAGCTTTGAGCCTGACCGCATCCGCGTCCTTGGCTGCTCGAGCAATGCGTGCAACATCAATGTTGACCGGTGCATCTGTATTCCACACAGACACCTCGGTTTCGGTCGCATGGTTCTGCACAAAGGCATGGTCACCCATAAACTTCACAGCACCATTGCGAGACTTTGGGTGGTCGGTGGTGGGGTACCGCTTCCAAATACCTATGGGCGGCGCATGATTGATGATGATGCCGTGAGCGGCGCAGAAGTTTAAGAAATCCATTACCGCTTCTTCATTTGTCGAATGTATGCCTTGACCCGAGAGTCGATGAACTTAATCACCTCGGGTGTAGGCGTCATGGTTGACTGAACCAGCCCGCGAGGCCACATGCCAAACTTATCTTTATAAGTGTGTGCCGCCCGACCTGGTGACCAGCCGGCATGGCTGACGTACCAATTTAGCTGTGACCACCAGTCCTGCTTGTCGGGCATAGACTGGGTGCCGCGTGTCAATTCCTGCATCACGCCAGCGACTGAGCTAACAGAATTCTTGCGCTCTCTGACATGGCCGCAATGGCTGCAAATGTCCAACCCTTTAGGCCATAACGATTTGCACTTGGGACACTTGGCATCTTCCTTTTCCCGCTCGGTCGGCTCCTTCTTGGTCTTCTCTTTTCCGTCGTCCAGCGCATCTACGCCGTTATCAAAGACATCATCCCACTCACCCCTGAACCGGAGGTAGTTGCCGGAATGATCCAGCCACAAGGCAAAGGGCTTGTCCTCGGGGTTGTCCATGTTTGCCCGCATCACGCGCCCCATCTGCTGGATATGGGACGACAAAGACTTACTGAAAGGCCTAGCCGATACGCCAATCATTACATCGGGCACATCAAAACCTTTGGTCAAAATGTCTGTGGCAATCAGGCCGTGGATATCTGTATCCGGCTTGGCAAACTCTGCAATCGCATCCTTTTTGAACTGGTCGTCGTCCCGGTAGCTGAGCGCCACAAAGTTATAGCCTGCTTCCGCAAACTTCTGCGACAAGCTCGCGCCATGAGCTACCCCCGAGCAAAACACAATAGTCTTTCGCGCCCTACCAAAGATTTCCATGGTCTTGGATTCCCACTCGGCCACGATATCGCCGGTGATCTTGATCCCTCGAGTGCTGGCTTCCCCTTGACTCCACTCGCCGGCCACCTTCTTGGCTCCGGTCATGTCAATTTCCTTGGCAACAAAAACCTTGAGCGGCACCAGCACCTGCTTGTCGACCAAGTCCTTGGTCGTAACAGTTGAGATAACGTTATCGTAGATCTTGCCCAGCCCCTTGGTAAATGGCGTAGCAGTCAGGCCAATCACCCTGATATGAGGATTATTTTTGATGAACTCTATTGTCTGCTCGCGGGTTTGGTGCGCCTCATCCACGATCAACAGGTTCAAACCCGGAAAGTCCCCGCGCTTTTCCAGCGTCTGTGCTGAGCACACTTGAATACGCTCATACGGACGATAGCGCCAATGCGTGGCCTGCATAACACCATGCTCGATGTTGTACTTGTCCAGCCGTTGGCTTGTCTGATCGCATAGCACGACACGATCAAGAATCATGGCTGCTTTATTACCCTTGGCACGAACCGCCTCGAGCAATGCAATAGCCATCTCAGTCTTGCCTGCACCCGTAGGTGCATACAAAATCTGAGCCCTTTTGCCCGACGCAAACCCCTTTCGGAGAGCGTCGAGCGTCTCGGCCTGATAAGGCCGTAGCTCTAGTCCCATTTGGTACTCCTCTCGAAATTAGCTCTTCGAGTTAAGCTGCTTTTTTAAGCTGACGCTGGAGCGCAGCCACTTGCTTCATCAGTTGTGCATTCTCGTTTTGAAACTGATCGCGACTTAATTTTACAGTCTTTAGCTCCATGTGCAAGCGTTTATTTTCCTCTCGCAGCTCGGCAATGATCTGCTCAGCAGCCGCTGGATCGGGTGCTTGGTTGACTGCCAGCTGATCCTTTAGCTTCTCGTTCTGCTCCGTCAAACCGGCAATAACTTCTTCTTGCATATCGTGGGCAAATTCCTCAAGCGCTTCTTCTTTGGCAGCAGCCTTCAGTCGATCCCCAATCTTTGGCTTAGCTGTGGCGCGGGTGCGGGTATGTACTGACCCATCTTTGGCTCTGTACTTAACTACATCAGGAGCAATACCCTTGCGGACATTGGACACAAAGGGCTGAGACACCCTGCAATGGCGGGCAATCTCCGAGTCGCTCCAGTCGCCCCATTCAAAATCATCAAAAAGTGTAGTGACTGACTTGCGCTTGTCGGCATTGGTACGAGGCAGGCCGTGGTCTGGATTGGCTGCGGTGGAGGCTAGGATAGCGTCTCGCAGGGTGCCGCTGATAATCTCCGCCTCAATCGAGGTCTTGCCGATCTTCTTAACGGCAAAGTACCGGTGGAATCCATCAACCAAGTAGCTCTTCACGCCGTCTGTTATCACCCTGACTGGCGGAAACTTGTCTCCATTCTTCATGTCCTCCGCATAGCGGGCGATGGCCTCTTCGTTGATTGCTTCGCGTGACTGTGTCCCTGCATCAATCGTTAGTTTTTCTATGTTAATAAGCATTGCTCTTCCTTTTGGTTGTTAAAAATTAAAATGTACGCTCTTGGCATTCGTGGATTTCTCCGTCTCGCTTGGCCAAGAACACAAGCCGGCACTTAGTGCAAGCCCATGCGGCGCCAACCGCGACAATGATTCTCTTCTTTTCGTGCAGCCCCATCACCCTGCCAAAGAATGTTCTTATGCGTTCAAGCATTCTGTTTCCTCCATCTTCTGCATAAATCTTTTGCTGCGCGGCTCTTGGGTTTCCTGTCGCACATCTCGCTTATGGATTTCTCTTTTGCTTGCACCTGTAACTGCCAAGGCGTAATGGGCTGTGGCGGGTCAGGAAATAGCCCATTGAACCCCACTACGCCTAGCACTGCGCTGAGAATGATTTTGTCAATCATGCTAGACCCCAAAAATCAAATATACAAGTAACTGCCATGCCACCATTGCGGCAATAGCGGCTGTTACTGCTGTACCCACAACATAAACTGTGGGGTAGTTGTCCATTAAATAATGAGTGAGTCGGTCAATCATGTGTTCTTCTCCTTGATGTCCAACACCATGTAACCTTCGTCACCGTAGTAGTAACCGATAACCTCCCACTCTGCGCCAGAGCTATGTATTTTTATTAGCTTGTGCATGGCTTCGGCTATTTGATAAACCGGCTGGTTGGGGTCACTGTCCCCATCAAAAATAACAAATTCAATTGGTGTCATGTGTTCTTCTCCTTCAAATAAAACTCCATTGCAATGCGGTATGGGTTAAACATGGGCAACGGCCTGTCGTTGTAGTAATAATATTTTGGCTTGCTTTCATCCACCGATGTAACAACCGTGCCGTCAACAACGTGGTGATACCTTGTTTCATCAACCCGAATGGCGTAGCCCTCTGCCTTTGCCACCGCCAACTTCAACTCAATGCTTCCAATGGGAATAAAGTGCTTAACGGTGTCTTTTTTTCTAATTAACTCAGTCATGCCGCCTCCCTGATGAAAAATAGTTTTGCCATAGTCTCAAACTCAGCCATCTGCGCCTTGGTGTAAATCTCTGCATCCCTCACCCCCGCAATGATTGTTGTGTAAGCCTTCTTCAAGCTCCACCCATTACGCGCAGCCTCTTGCGCAAACAAAGGCCAGTTGACAGTCTTACCTGCTTGGTCTATCCGCATCAGCGCCATTTCAAGAGGTAAGCCGTTCTCTGCGTACAGCTTAAATAACTCTGCGCCGTCAAAGAATTTTCGATCAGTCATGCCGCCTCCTTGTGTAGATCTTTAATCCTTGTGCCTGTTTTACTGTGCAACATCTCCGCCATCTTGGCCGTGGAAACATATCCTTCAGGGACATTCTGCTCATCAAAAATTTCGCCTTCAGACTTAAAGCTCCGAACGTCTAAATGGTGAACTGGCGACGCAACGCTGCACTTAAATCCGCTCCATGAAAACTTGTTCAGCCCGCGCACATGCTCAGGAATAAAGGCGACGCGACCGTTTTGGTACTTGCGCTCATGCTCTTCAACCAAATGAATAATGCGCTTTGTGGTGCCATTTTCAGTTACCGTCTTATCGCGGTTCTTGAAGTAGGTTTTGGTATCTCTGTGATCCACATAGAAGATGGCGCGGACACCGTCTCGCTCAACTGTTGTTGACCACATTGACTTGCGCGATCCCCATAGGTTGAAGTGGTAGGCAACCATGCTGGTGACAATTGAGTTTTCATCTTTCTCTTTGGAGTTCCAATTCTTCCAAGTAGATAACTGCCATTGCCTCCTGATGTATCCGCCTTGGGGGGTGGATATCGCCCTGTGCGCAAGATAGTGAGTCGGCAAAACCTCTCCATCTTTTCTCACGGTGGCATAAAAAGAAACCCAAACAGTCTTCTTAGAAACCACATCCCGATACCCAAACCCGCAGTTGTAAATGCTGCCGGTCTTTTTTGCCACGAACCATGGACACTTCTTCTGCTTGATTGCATAGAAGAAATCGGGATACATGACGTCTTTGTCCCCCTTCTCGCCCTCTGTGTGAGCCAAAAAAATAATTGACGGCAAACCAATTCCATCATTGATCTTGCTGGTTTTGGCAGCGCCCTCTAAAGCATTGGGTATCACCGACACGCCAAACTTCTTCAGCCCCTCAATCTCGCTCTTACCCATAAGGCTAATCTCGTCATAGTCAATCTTCATTGCCTCAAATGTGTACTCTAGATTGTCCAAAAGATCCGACAGGGTCTTGGACTTTTCCTTGTTGTACTTGCGCTTGGGGCGGCTTACTTTGGCCTCTTCAGCCTTGGCCGGCTCAGCAACCGGCCTTTCCCAAAACGATTTCACCCATGCAAAAAATATCTTTATCCTCTCAGTCATCATCGCCTCCGTTCTGTGTTGAGTAAATCATCCAGCCAATCATGGCGCATACAAAAACAAAAAAAATAGCCCCCAGCGCCAGCAGCGCGGTCATTACAAGAATGTTTGCAATCATTTCCAACATGTGTTCCTCCATAACGTTATCGTCCATTCTAGCCATCTCCGAAGCTATGTCAACAGGTATATTACTACACAACCTATCAGCCATATCATACAGCAAAAAGAACCCAACCCGTTGACCCTCCCTCCCCCAAGGGGCGCAGAGTCAAGGCTCTTTACCAAGGCACTATGTCGGGTGTTAACCAACTACGGGTAGCCATCTCCGCCCTCCCCTGGAATCCCGATCCTTCGAGCTCTCGCCTGTTGGTCGATCATCTCCCAGCCAGTGGGGTATGTGTCATGAATGACAGCCTTGTATATCCCTTTCGCTTACGCTACTTGGGGGTGCGGGTCACACCGAGGTTCTGTCTTTTCTTCCACGCGGGCGATACAACCCCTTACTGCGGATGGAGTCCGGCTGGGTTGTGGAGTCGCAAATAAAAAAGCCGTTAGAACTGACCCCGGTGAGAAAATATCACGGCCTTTTTGAGGCTATGACACTACCCCATGCGGGGTCGGGATCAGATCTAACGGCTTGTTCACTTGGTTCTCACACCTAGCTGGTTCGGATTTTACACAAATTTCAGGCCGTGTCAAATGCCTTCATGTACATTTATTTGGATTTTTTATACATGAGTCAAGCGTCATGTCTACTTATTGCCGGTTTTTGAACATGTCAAAACCGACACCGTGTCGGTTTTCAATCCCCGCAGAAGCAGGCAATTGTCTCTTCGTCGCTGAATAAACCAGTCTGATCATTGGCAAACTTCATCATCTCTGAGTAGCGTGGCCGGTCATTACGGAAGGTGCCACCTATCTTTTCCTCCTGCTGCGCCCACCACGTCGCCCGCTCCGGCTTGGTAGCTATCAGGGACATGATCTGTTTTGGCCCTTTCAAGAAGCACAGGTCGCAGTTACCCAGAGCTGTGACGCCATCGGCAAACCTAATGCCAAGATCAAAGGCATGATTGCGCCAGAAGGATTGGACATCTTCTTGGTAGACCTGACCATCAAGCAAAGGAGTTAGCTTGTTTGACCGCATCTTGGCTGCGCGGCGCGGCTCATCAGCTCTGATGCCCACCATAGTGTCAAAGTCCTCAATACCTATAGACTTCAGATACCGGTCAATGGTCAGGACTTTTAACTCAGAGGTGCAGAACCTGGCCACCGGATTGGGTAAGTAGCTGCGCTTAGTGGTGAGCTCATCAAACGGCTCGCCGTTGCGACTGGCAGTCTCAAACGTGACGCGCTTGAACTTGGGATCAGCAGACTGGTACTCGAGCCAATGAATGTCTACGCCCCAATGGGTTTCGCAATCATGGACAAACTGTAGGGTGGATTCATCTTCTTTACCGGTGTTGCAAAAGCAGACTATGGCGTCCGCCGGCAAGCCGTTGTTTTCTTGCAATACTAGCCACAGCATATAGGCAGATGTCCGCCCACCCGAGAAAGAAATGCAGGTAGGAGAATCAATCTTAAATGGATTCATGTGTTCCCTTATGGGTTGTTGGTGGCTCCCATGAGGCAGGGTTTGAAAGCAAATCAACAACGAAAACTTCCAACGGAGCCAAACCGTTTCCACCAACACGGCTGGGGACTAAACGCGCTTCACTTCGTTTTGACCAAGGTCACAGTCCCCATGCGTCTTGATGAAAAAAGGTGGGGTCACCAGGACCCCACTAAAAGGAACATCATGAAAAGCGGCAACTGCTTACCGCCCCTTCATTTTATACCTTCTAGCAGCTCTAGCGCATCCTCCGCAGATTTAACTACCATACAAAGGCCACCCTCCCACTCATCAAAGAACTTTTTCTCTGCTGGCGTAAGCGTTCTAGCCGATGGCGGCTTGTTTCCATCCTTGACTTCCAACAGGATCGTCTCCCCCCTAAACCCTACAAGCAAGTCGGGTATCCCCTCACCTTGACTGATGACTCTGACAGTAGCGCCGGCCTTACGCAGCGCGGTAACTATGTCGTTTTGGTTGTCGTCAATCCTGTTTGCGCGTCTCATGGCTGATACTATATCACATATGTTGACAGGTGTGAATTAACCTGTTACATTCACCTTCCCATTAACTGTTAGGAGATGAGATGAACTTCTGTCCCGATTGCGGAGTACCAAACCCCTCTGACATTCACACTTGTGTGGAGTACGAGAAAAAGATCAAGCCTGATCTGACGCTTGAGCAAGAGGTTGTGATCTTGCGCGAGATGATTGGCGAACTGCAAGCCAAACTGATAGAGCTTGAGCTGTGCGCAGCCTAGAACCTGAAGACGCCTACGAAGAATGGCGCTTAAATAAAGAGTTTGAAGAAGAGCAAACAAGAAAAGCCATCGACAAGATGGGAACATTTAGGATCACAGATGAAGATTACAAACAAATACAACTTGCCCGACACGATTCTGAACGTGTTGGATCGCCCAACCTACAGCAAGGGGAAGGCACACATCTCAGCAACTGAGCTGCTCAACAGTCCTCGGATCGTTCAGCTTAAGCGCAAGTACTGGGAGTTCATTGAGACAGACGCCAGCGAAATGGTTTGGGCGCTGTTCGGGTCAGCAGTCCATAACATTTTGGAGCACGGCAAGGGTGAGAACCACATTGTTGAGCAACGCCTTGGGACTGACATTGACGGCTGGCGCTTGAGCGGTGCCATCGACTTACAGGAAGAAGACGAAGACGGCATCGGCATCAAGGACTACAAGGTGACCGGCGCTTGGTCGGTGATGAATGAGAAGCAGGATTGGCACAACCAGCTCAACGTCTACGCCTACTTGGTGGAGAAAGAGGCCAAGAAGAAAGTCAAGTCTTTGCAGATCGTGGCCATCGTCCGAGACTGGTCGGCGCGCGACACAGTCAAAGAAGGCTACCCTCAGTCACCTATTGCCACCATAGACATCCCTCTATGGCCAATGGATGAGCGTGAGCAATACATCAGAGACCGCGTCAGCCTTCACAGTGCGGCGTACTTTGAGATGGAGACAAACAGCGAGCTGCCCCTGTGCTCAGAGGAAGACATGTGGGAAAAGCCCACATCCTATGCCGTCATCAAGGTTGGCGGCGTAAGAGCCAAGAGCGTTCACAAGACGCTTGAAGAAGCTCAACACGCCCTCAACCAGTTGAAGGGATACAACTTGGAAGTCCGACAAGGCGAGCGTACACGTTGCGCAAAGTACTGCCAAGTCAGTGAATTCTGCACTCAATACAAACAATATCTTGAAACAAAGGAACAATCATGAGCGTTTATCGGAAACTGCAAGCGACCCGCCTTGAGCTGGTCAACTCCGGCATCAAAAAGACCGGCCATAACTCCTATGGCGGTTGGAACTACTACGAGCTGGGCGACTTCATCCCTACAGTCCACAAGCTGTTTGATGCCGTCGGCCTGTGCGGCGTAGTGACCTTTGGCGAAATGGCCACCCTCACCATATACGACACAGAGTTTACCGATCAGAAGATTGAGTTTGCCACCCCCATCGTCTACGCGGAAGCGGCCAAGGGTCAGCCCATTCAGATGCTGGGCAGTACCCACACCTATTTGCGTCGCTACCTGTGGCTGCTGGCCATGGAGCTGGTTGAGGCTGACGCGGTAGATTCTGCGCAACAACAGGAACATGCTGCGCCAATCAAGATTGCACCAAAGCCTCCAGCCAAGATTGAGGGTAAAGAGGGTGCGTGGCAACTGAAGATCAAAGCAGACCCCGAGGCCGATCTGCAAGACTGGATTGATATCGTAAGGCAGGCGGTTGGGATTATGCTCAGCGCCGCCAAGGACGAGAAAGATGTAATGGACATCTTCAAGAACAACCGCGTCATCTTTGACCGCCTCAAAGCGGACAGCGTTGACGATCATGTTTCTGTGATGGCGGCATTCAAGAGTGCAAAAGACAGTTTTAAAAAGGAACCCGCATGAGCAATCAATACCCCAACAGCGGCAAGCTGTCCCACAACAAGTACAAGGCCGAGGGCGACAAAAAGCCCAACTGGACTGGCGAGATCACCATGGATCGCAGCACACTGCGCCAGCTCATGGATGAGCACACCGAAGACGACATCGTCATCAAGCTTAGCGGATGGGATATGGCTGGCAACTATGGTCCATGGATACGCGTGTCATGGAACAACTACAAGCCACAGCCAAAGGAGAATCCTTACGTGCCAGCAGCCAAGCCCAAAGCTCCTCCGCAGGCAGATATACCTGACGAAGACATGCCCTTCTGACCATGAAGACAAGCCAATTTGAGGCCGTCAAGATGGCCATGAAGCAGGACAGGACAGGATACGTTCTGACCCTGTCTCTTCACCCCGACGACATACCCGATGAGATCTTGCGAGACTTTGTTGGTGCGCGATACCAGGTTGTGATGGTAAGGCTAAGCGGCACCGATCAGCCCATGATTCGTGAGCAAGAGTACGCTCCTGATCCTGTAAAGATTGCCGGCATTCTTTGCCGCGACGTGGACTTCCACAAGTTCTTGGTTGAGGCTGGGAACATCTTGGAAGCCACCGAGAAAGATACGATTGACTGGATGCGCAATGAATTTGGTATTGCCTCCCGAGCGGAGCTGAAGACAAACACTGAAGCCTCCCGCCACCTTTTCACCATTAACGAGGAATTCAAAGCATGGAAGCGAAACGTTTAATACCCTACTCAGTTCATTTACGAGAGGACATTTACAACAAGCTCAAGTTAGCAGCCGGCGAGCGCAAAGCGTCCTCTATGGTTCGCGACGCCATCACCATGATTATTGAGGGGGATGATGCCTACACCAGTGGCTACAACAAAGGCTTGCAGGACGCCATCAAAGCCATTGATTCCAACGTAATGGCAAGCGGCATAACCATAAACAACCACAACGTGGCAGAAGTCTTGGTAGCCAGCATCACCAAGATGATTGTCAAGAAGGAGAAGACCCGTGGCACGAAAAAAACCCGAGGGAATTGAAGCCTTAGCAGCAAAGCCTGAGCCGCCATCCATTCAAGAAATTACCATGCTGGATTGGTTTGCGGCCTTTGCCCTGATGGGCATTGGTGCCGAGGCTGACAGCGTAGCTGCAGCTTCTATGGCCTTTGACCGAGCAGATGAAATGATGAAACAAAGGGAAAAACGATGATGGCATTTCCAGACCCACACAGGACAGACGTTAAAGGCATGACCTTGCGCGATTATTTTGCGGCAAAGGCTATGCAGGCGCTTATTAATCGAGATGAGTGGCAAACAACTCTAGGAGAAATTTCAAGAGATACCGCTTTTATGGCTTATGTAATGGCAGACGCAATGATGCAAGAAAGAAAGAGCGATGCCTCGACCAAAGTCTGAATTAACCAAGAGCGGAAAGACAATTGGAGTTCGAGTGACGCAAAGAGAGTACGAAGAGTTTATGAGGCTTGGGGGCGGCAAATGGTTGCGCTATCAATTAGCCTTCAATTTGGAATGCAAGAAGCAATATGAGCAAACAGCTAAAACGTTATCTCAATGAAGTTGCTGATTTAGGGTGCATACTTTGCCTGCACCTTGGATACGGCCCCACGCCACCACAGCTACACCACCCAAGGAATGCTGCTGGCGGCGGGGAAAAAGCCTCTGATTGGCTAGTAGTACCACTCTGCCCAGAACACCATACAGGCAAGTCCGGCCTGCACGGACTGGGCGGAAGTGGCTTCTACACACGCTACAACCTTACCGAATGGAACCTTGTAGCGTTAACTATTGAGTATCACCACAAGTCCAAAAATTAGAACTTGTAGGAAAGTTATCCCATAACGTTATGGAGCTGCCTCTCTTTTTATAAGCTTGCGGGTTGTCTCGGCCTGCTCCGCTACGGTAGACATGAGTTGCTTGAGGCGGTTAATTTCCTCTTTCTTCTCCTCTCCCGTCATGGCTGTGAACTCGGGGTTTGAGACTTGCTGAATCTGTCGGCGGATGTTGGCCAAGTTCTTTGACGTCTTGTCGTAGAACTTCTGCAAAGAAATCTCGCTACCCTTTTCTTGCAGAATCTCCAACACCTTCTCAGACTGGCCAAGCTCAGAGTAGTGACGCATATCGGCATAAGCCTGCTGGATCTTCTGATTGTTCTGGTAGAAATCAGTCATGTATGTAGACTGGTTGGTTGGCAGACTCTCTATGAAGCCCAATGACAAGAGTTTAGTTTTGTCGGTTTCAGGGAACACGCCGTTATCAAATGCTCGAACAGCACTGGTTGACGAAGCCGCAATCGTTCCGCCCAGCCAGCCCATGTAGGCGCGGATCATGTAGTCGATTTGGATTGGCGAAAGCTCTGTCGACTCGCCGGTGATGGTGGTCATGGCTTTGCTTACGGAGCCCAGAGCTATCGCTATGGGGCTTGTGGAGTCTATTTTGCGTTCCTGCTTCGACAAACGCTCCATGCCGGCGCTTTCAATTGGCGCACTGGTGAACGAATTCTTGTTGGCGTAGATGTCGACCATCGGCTTGAAGAGCTGCGGCACAGGGTTCATGGAGAATGTCTGCCATACCATGCGACCCAACGCATCAGTGAAGCGCGATGTCTCAACATCCTTGTCAACCATTTGCTCAACAGTCCGCTCCACCAAAGTGGCAATAGCGCCAGTCTCGAACGGCTTGGGTATGCGAATGGCAATGTCGGTGCCAGGTATCTTGCCCCACCAGAATGCATCACGGTCCCACTGCTCGCGCTTCTTGAAGTCTTCATCATCTTTGTTGGCCAAGTACAGAGCGATTGACGCCAAGGCTACCGCACCTGTAACAGACGTAAACGACTTGGCTTTTTGGATATCGGTCTGCTCAATTTCTTTGCCCGTGATCGTGTTGTAGAACACGCGAGAGGTTGGCAAAACACCATCCCTGCCCAGCTTGTACAGACCTTGTACGCGCGCATTAAAGAACGGAACAGTGGCAGCCACAAAGCGGATGGCGTTGGAAGAACCAGAGGCAGAGAAGTTCAGTAAGTCGCGAGCAGCAAAGCTTGCTTCCAAGTGCGTCTTGCCGCTCTCCATCAATTGCTTGTACAGGGCAATCCTGTTTGCATTCTCAGCCTTGTTGCCCAAGTCCTCGTAATAGCGCCAAGACTTTGTGAACATGCTCTTGACCTTTTCAGGCGTGTCAAGAATTGTGGATTCATCTACACCGCGGTCTATCAGCTTTTTAATGGCCGTCGCACGATCACCTTCAAGCGTGGTGCCAAAGTTAAAGACAGCGCCGCCAGCCAATGCTGACCTGTAGATTGGAGATCCCTTGCCCGAGTCATACAGGCCGCTGTACACGTTCTTTACAAGGTTGCCGCTCAAGTCTGACAGTGCAGCAGACTGGATGGATTCCCTGATTAAGTTGTATGCCTTGAATGTAGGAGACATCGTTACACCAAAGCGCAACAGGTCTTTGAATGGACGCATGATATCCACAGCAAGACCGCGTGGGCCTAGCTCTGTAATCATGCCAATCGACTCCAGCAGCAACGGGTCAACGATGTGGTGGTAAGTGGTCACGCCATCAACTTGTGTTTTAACAATGTCTTTGGCACCTGGCTTGGACTCGGTCATGGACACAAGCTCTTCTACGCCATCTGCATTTGTACGAGACTGAACCAACTTACCGTCGCCCACCGTGTTGCCTGTAATAGAGTTAACCACGCGGCCATTCTTGCCGTTTGCATCAGTTCTCCACTCCATGCCGAGCTTGAGCGCAGGCATAACAACAGCCTGCTCACGGGCGTCTTCCAAGATAGTGTTAGACGCTAAGTTCTTCATGGACGCAGACAGGATATGACTCCAGTTGCGCAGGGTGTTCTCCATGAGGTCGCCAAATGGCTTGTCGCTCTGACCCTTAAGCATCTTAGAGAACTGCTGATTGGACAGGCGTGACGCTGTACGGATGGACTCGAGCTGACCATCTTCCATCGCACGATAGAACGGTATATAGAACATGTCGCTTGAGAAGCGTTGATAGGCTTGGCGATCAATCAGGCCATTCATTAGCGCCACATTCAGCACGGACTTGTTTAACGCCATTACGTCTTTGCGGGCTTGCTCATAGACTTCTGCGCGTGGCCGGCCATTGATAGTTCCCTTGACAAAATCGTTTCTCTTGGCAACCAAATCATCCAGCCTTGAAGAACGCTTCTCGTCAGGCAGATTGGCTTCACGGCTCAGTGCCATCCACACTTGCCAGCGGTCCATCTCTTTACCAACGGGTTTGACTGAGTCAATGAAGCCCTTCTTGTTCTCGTCAGCAATGACATCAAGAGCGCCTTGATTCATAGTCACGTGGCCGTGATAGAGCAAGTTCTCCAGTGCGCCGCCGGTGTCCTTGGACAGCGTGGCCTGCATGTGACCCATGGGTGAGTAGGTCTTGGCTGAGCGGAATTCGTCAACAGTCTTCTGAGCAAGCCACTCAAAGGCTCGACCTTTGTTTTGCTCCATGCGATCAATGATCGTTAGGTTCGGGGCAAAGAAGTTCTTGTTGATATCATCAATAGTGGATTCGTCTAAACCCTCAAACGCCTCCACATTCATGGGTGTGCGTGTTTGAAGAACCTCCTGAGCCTTTGCCTTCATCGACTCCTTCATGAAGTTCAATTCCATCTGGTCTGATACCAGTGGCATTTGCATGCTTGTGTCTGGGGTTGCGTCAATCGCAGCATCGGTAACGCGGTCAAGGTATTTCTTGAACGTTTCGTTGGGCAAGTACTTGGAGCCGCGCAGCTTGGCATAGAACGCCTTCATGGCAGCGCCCAGCTTGGCAAAGAACTTTTCAACAACGGTCAGCGGCTTTTGTTGGGTAGTTGCCCACTTGGATACTTGGTCTGCGTACCACTCAGCAAACGATGACCAATATTGTTGGTAATTAGAAACATTTTCAATTGGCATGTCTGGCGCAACAGTTGTTTTACCAGTGGCGCGCGCACGCAATTCTTGCACGTACTCCGAAGCAGACATGCCTTTGGTTTTCTTCAGCCAATCACTATAAGCAACTTTGATGGCGTCCTTGGTTGATTTGCTTGCATCGTTGAACACCTCTTTCTCGTGGATGTGTCCAAGCTCATGAGCCAACACCTCAAGCAGTCTGGCCTTGCTTTGCTTGGGCTTAAACGCAATAACGTAATCCCCATTCTTCAAGCGCTGAGCATAGCCACCCGCTTCGTGCAATGAGCCCGCGCCGATGGTTGCTTGCTCGCCCGTAAACATCAAGCGATTGGCGGCAGTATCTTCTACGGTGGTGAGATAAATATTGCTGTCCAACTTAAGCATCTTCTTCCAGCCGGCAAAGATGCCAGCTATCTCAGGAGAAATGCTTTGTGAGAACGCTACGCCGTCTTGGTCAAACTTAACGAAAGGATCGTTTTTATATCTGGCCGCATCTTCAGCTTTCCATTTATCGATGGCGTCTTTAAGCTGAGTCTTTTCTTTTTCGGTAAAAAGATTTCCCGTAAAAGATTCAATGCTTACTCTCGTGTACTGAGTACCCTTAAATGGACGATAGATTGGCTCAAAATTTTTATTAAACCATCTGTACACACCAATGTCGCCATCTTGGTAAATTACATCGCCACTATAAAGATCTGCTTCAGCATCTTTACTCTTGATTTGCGCAGTCGTAGCATTACGCTCAACCATGTCTTTCATGTACATGAAGTCTTCACGCTCACCAAACTTGACGTTCTTGGCCAGCAAGAAGCGGCCAATCTGAAATACTTCATCAGCAGACAGTACGGGCTGCTTTGTTTCGCGGTCATAGAAGTACGAATGACGCAATGGGTCAAGGCTAACCTGAGTCCAAGCTGGATCATTCAAGTGCTTCATTACGTCAGCATAGACCTTGCCAGGGGACGCGGGCTTCCATGTGCCTTCAGCGGTTTGCTGCGGCTTCTTTGTATCCTTGCCCATGGCAATCTTCATTGCCGCCTTTTCAGATCGGATAACAAACTGGACATCAGTTATATGAGCCGCGCTGGCATAACCGATTGGAGAGCTGGGATCGTTCTCTGGATGGATGGCCACAACGCTACCATTTATACCAAGCGCATCACCTCGATTTAGTGCGTTGATATCCATGCGCAAACCAACCTTGGTGCCGGCAGGTATCACAGGATTAATCTTTTTCTTTTGAGCTGAGGTCAAGACCCTAGCCATTGCATCGGTAGTAAGAGGAGGCTCAGGGTTTGGCACCTTGCCAATTGGCTTGTATGCGTCAACGTACTTGTCGTACTGGGCTTTGTTGATTCGACCAGCGGCAAGCTCACGCGCAGCCATCACCACCTGTGGGTGACGGCCCCTGATGGGCTTGTAGTCATCGGGGATGGGCAGGACTGGGGGCAGCTCTTTCTCGGCTTTAGGTGCAGGCTTCTCTGCCTTTGGCTCGGGCTTTTTATCTTCAGGGGCGGCAAAGATATCCTTCTGACCTTGAGAGGCGGCAACATCAGCGGGGCGATTGCTTCCAGTCAGAGTGAACTCACCCACCTCGGCATCAGCTTTAGCTCTAGCCTCTTCTTCTTTGAAAGCTTTCTCTTCTGCGGCGGCACGCTTCTCAGCTTCAGCTTGTTTGGCTCTAACCTCATCAGCAGTCTCAGTCTTTAGCTCGAACTCTTCTGTTTCAGGGCGCGCAGGCGCTTTTGTTTCGCTATCAGCAGTTTCGCTAACAGCGCCACGGCGGCTGGTGAGCGCTTCGTTGATGGCATCGATGGCCGCGCGGTAGTAGACGTTGGGGCCTTGGGTAAATTTTTCATCGTATATCTTTCCAATCATTTCATCGAGATCGATGCCCATGCTTTCAGCTTCAGCAATGATGGCGCGCACTTCTGCTTGCAACTTGGGAGAGACCTTGTCCAGACCAGCAGCCTCGATGTCAACCTCTTCATACCCAAACTCTTCAAAGGTTGGGAGGTAGGCATCTTCATTCATCTCAGCTAAATCACGGTCACGCTCTTGCTGCTTCATTTCGGCAGCATGGAATTTTTCATACCCATCAGGCGTCAACTTTGGATTTTCAACAAGGTCTAAAACTTCGTTGTGATAAAACTTTTCTCCAATTGGATAACCTGATTCGCGCAGAAAATCACCAGCCTGCTCAAGCGTCATGCCGTCTTTGCGAAATAGAAACTTTCCCCCAATCCGAGGGTTTGACCCCATGAAGCTTGTTTCATTTGCAATATCTGAGCGCAATCCGCCATTAGAAACAATAGCCTCCAATGAGCTCATGTACTCCCGACCGTCTGTGCTAACGCCAGTTAAACGCTGCCCAGCTTTCTTTTGGCGCTCATAATCTTCTGCAACCTTTGGCGAAAGAACATAACCTTCTTTTCCCTTGATGACAATGTAATCATCAAGCTTTATTCCCTTTTCCTCCTTGGGCGCATCGGCTGGCTTGAAGTTATTCTTTGCCTCTATCGCCTCTGCACGCGTAGCAAACGGCTTTCCGCCACCGGTGATTGGCTCAGCATTGATGCCAATGTTGTCAGGGTTGGAGGTGCGGTCAATGACAACCTTCTCAGGCTTTGGTGCAACGCCAATGTCAGCCCACTCTTGTGGGGTAAGCGTACGCTTGAATCCCTCAAACTTACTCTTCTTTTCTTCTGCGGCAGCAGCCTCTATGGCATCTTGCTGCTTGCGGTAATCAATTGCCTCTTGTACATCAGGCGGAGCAAGTGACTCAGTAGGCTCTTCTTTGATTGGTAGTTGAGATGCTGGAACTTTTTGGGAGGCTTTGGCGGCCTTTGGCGCGGCAGGCTCCTTGCCTTTTGGCGTCAAGCCCAATTGCATATCAATAGGCACATACGGCATAAAGCCCAGATTCTCAAACTCCTTCTGCTGGCGCATTGCATTCTGGATTGGGTCTGAGCTGTAATTAGTGTTACGAATCTCTTCGATCTTGTCCTCTAAATCAACCTTTTGCTGGCGCTCTTGATCCGCTTTAATCTCGCGGACATTTTGCATCATCAGCTCGTTGACCCCACCAGCGCCGCCCGTAAAGCTAGGCATTTCAGCCATTCGGCCTTGAACCTCGGAGGCTTTCATTTGCGCCTGTTGCTCGGGAGCAATGGCCTCAATAGGCGGCGCAGCCTCCTGTACTTCAGGCATCTCACCTAGCTTGGCCAACTCAGCAGTCTTGCGGCGCTGGTTCTCAAGAGGGTCGGCGTGGAACTGAGTGGCCTCAACTTCCTGAATCTTTTCAAGTCTTGCCTGCTCCAATGCGGCAGCTTCAGCCTCACGCTGATCGCGGGCGGCGCTTAATAGCTCGGCATTTGGATCTATGACGCCTGTGAACCCAGGCATATTGCGGGCACGCTCCATGGCAGCTTCACGTCTTTGACCAGCAGCCAACAGCTCTTGCGCCTTGGCGTCTTCTTGCGCCTGAATATTTCTAGCCTCGTCGGTAGCCTTAACTGTAGGGGCGCGACGACCAATAGCTAAGTCCAACAACCCTTGGGCTAATGCGCCAACGGCACCGCCGTAGGCGGCAGACTCACCAACCTGCTCAATAATCTCTTGCTCAGGCTTGTATATGCCTTTGGTAATAATGTTCTGAGCCGCCTGAGCCGCAGCTTCTTGTGCGGCTTCCTCGCCGCCAGCTATAAACGCACGCTTAACATACGCCGCAGCGCCTTCAGCTATAGGTTGCCCAATGCGTTTCAGAATACGTATGGGAGCAAACATTTCTGATGCGCCAACCACGGCACCAAGCCCCGTAGAAAGTGTTTGTTCGGCTTCAGTTGCGCCTTCAGCGGCAGATTTTTCTACCTGTGTGCCAGCGCCAGCACCAATACCAAGGCTGTAACCAGCTATACGCCCAGCTAGACCAAACGGCCCAGTAGCAATGAATGGCGCTATTGAACCTGTTGCCTCACCAAACTTGCGCCCTACCGTGTCCTCGTATCCCGGCGCAGCGGCAAAAGGGGCTTTGGCTGTGGCGGCAATTTCTTTGATGTATTTCTGTGTGGCTTTTTCTTGTTCATCGGGAAGCAGTGCGGATATACCAGTACCGGCTTGCTCAACAAGTCCAATGGCGCCGGGCACAAGACCCTTAAAGAATTCCTTGGTCTGCCCACCAAACGTAGTTTCTTTTGGTACTGCCGAGGGCGCTGGTGGTTGTGAGGCAATATGCCGTCTAACAGATGCAATAAGCGCACCTTCAGAAATGTTGTCCGGCCCCTCAACATCATAGATTCGTCCGTCAGGGCCTTGAACACTGTAAATTCGCATAGCCGATTCCTAGTTATTAAGGTTTGGGGCCGGGGCGCGATCCAAGAACTTTTGTTTCATCGCCTACTCCGTTGGCCAATAAATAGTCTTGAACCGTAGGATAACTTAATTTCAACTGAGGATTTTCGTAATATGTTGTTCTAAGCGCCATCTCCCTGCGCACGTTTGCTGGGCCAAGCTGGGACTCTGAGTATCTTTCAAACATTACTGGGTCACGCAAAATGCGCTCCAACTGAGATGGCATTCTTGCAACCCTCTCTCGGCTTAGATTATCTTCCCTAGAAATATTTGCTGCGTTAGCCATATTTGCTTTGGCAATACTCTGTTGAGACTCAATACCTGCAATGCCAAGGTTTTCAGCAGATCCAATTTGCGCTTTGACAGATTCGCGGGCAAGTTTCGCAGCAATAGCGGATGTAACATCTCCCCGAGTAAGGTTGTACTGTTGCTGAATACCCTCAAGCAAATTCTTTTTGGCAGAAATAAATGTATTTTCATACTCATTTTTAAGAGTGCGTCGTTCTTTAGAAGTCATCATGTCTTCATTGCGACGGAATTCTTCAATACGCGCTTTGGCTTCATCCAGCTTGTCTCTGGCAGCCTCAACCTTTGCCTGACCTTCGATATAAGCTTTCGTGCCAACCTGAGCGCCTTTGCCAATATTTACAAAAGCGTATTGACTCTCGCCCGACATCATAGATAACCCAGCCTCAACCAAAGCCATGTTCAGGTTGCGATCTTCCATCGTGTTAACCCGAGTTTCTTTTTCATCCAGCTTTTTAAGGCGCTCTTCAAACGCGGGCTTTCTGTTTTGCACTTCTTGCTCAAACGCGCTAAGCTGTTTTGCCGCCACTTGTGAGGCGGCATCATTAATCGCTATACGTTCAGCAGCCATTGGGTCAACGATTGTTTTAGGCATTGCATCTTTATACAGCTTAAGTTGATCGGCAACATTTATGTCAGGAATAACCGTACGTTGAAATTTTGGTTGCGCTATTGCAGGCAATCCTGCTTCAGTTATAGGTGCGGCAGAAGCAGTAGGGGCAGCGGGGGCGACAGGCGGAGGGCGTTTGTTAATTGGTGGGTCTACAAACATTGAGCGCCGTGTTGCCGTTTTTGGATCGTAGGGATCAACCGCAGCCGCAGCCGCAGCCGCAGGAGCAGTAGTTGACGCAGGAGGAGCGTACTTAGGGTTACGAACAAGGTTTTCTAAATAGTCTATCTCTGCTTTTGTGCGTTCGTATATTTCCTTTTGCTGAGGTGTTTGCTGCTGCAAACCAAAAAGACCGCCTTGTTCGTTAAGATCCGCTCTCTTTCGTCTAAGCGTATTTAGCAAAGCTTCACGTTGTTTTTGTTCGGGTGTTTGTGTTTGTGTAGTTAAATCAGAAAAAAACCTCCCAACAGGAGATGTGGTTGTGGTGCCACCCTCATCAAACGCAACAATGCCGCCGCCTGCAAAGTTTTGCATGTTCCGAGCGGGAAGCGTGCCAATCCCTTGATCTTCGGGCAGCATTTGTTGTTGCGGTGCCATCTGCTGTGGGAGAGGAGCTGACATCTGCGCAATTTGTTGATCGGCCACTTTAGGCTGGATCATCATCCCCGCTTGGCCATCTCGTGATGCCTTCATCTGTTTCTTTTGGTTTGCAATAGACAACGCCAGCGTCACAATGTAAGGGTCGTTCTTGTGCAATGCGGCATACTGCTGCAACTGAGGCAACTCCATGCGGGACATTGTGTCTGTGAGGGTTTTTACATTGAGCATGAGTTTTCCTTACGCCATTTTTGAAAGCGCCAACTCAGCCAAACCGGCTGGGCGTTTCTTTTCTTTGATCTGACCACCCTTGGCTTTTGCTGTTGACTCGCCCAACCGTGACAGGCCGTAGGCTGCGGTTCCTAAACCGGCAAGTTGTGAAGCTGTGCTTGGTGCTGCTTGGTATACCTGCGTAGTGGCTGACTGCATAGGCAGACCACGCGTCAACGCGTTCATGTTCGCCAATTGCAACATTGGGTACTGTTGCGCCGTAGCGTAATCTTGAATCTGCTGATTGAGGATGCCTTGTTGAAACTGCTGCTGCTGTGCGCCGTATTGGTTCTGCAACTGGTTAATACCCATCTGCTGACCGTACACGTTCTGACCAAGCTGACCCAACTGACCTGCGGCTTGAAGCCCTGTTGAAAGACCTTGCATACCAAGGTTAGCGCCGAATTGTTGCTGGCCAATGTTGGCTTGCTGCGCTTGTAGATTAGCGGCTTGATCGGCGTTGAACTGTTGCTGGGCTTGGCTAAATGCGGTATTCAGACCCTGCGCTTGGATGGCGTTTTGTTGATCGGCCAATGCACGGTTAGCTTCGGCATCGGTAATAAATTGTCGAGCGCCGCCAAAAGCACCTGCTTGAGTGGCTTGGGCATTACGTCCAGTACGAGCAATATCGGCTTGGCGTTGGGCAGCTTGTTGCTGAATATTCACTACACTTTGCATGTAGGGGTTCATGTACTGATCGGCTTGCTGTTGGCCAAACTGTTGAGAGTAAGCGCCCATTGGGTTGTACTGAGTACCTAAAGCACCCATACCGGCAGCAGCCGACATCCCAGAAGCCAGACCTGTTTCAGGAGTGACTTGCATATTCTGCGCTTGCTGCTGCGCTTGTTTTTGCAGTGGGGAAAAGCCTGCAAAATAACTAGTTGGGTCGTTGCTAAAAGGTTTGTACGGCTTTATGTTTGTGGGGTTACCGGCAGAATCTCTGTCAAAAATCTCACCCTGTGCAGAGCCAAGCATCTGCTCAACATACGGCTGTGCATACTCAGGGATGTTTGAGGTTTGAGAATACGTTGTGTTTGGCCCACCACCACTGCCGCCACCGCCCATGTACATGATGAACTGATCGCCAGTCAACCAACCAAATAAGCTTTTAACAATATTCATATCTTCATCCTCATTACGTGATGGGTTTCTTCCATGCCCATCTTTTTATACATGGGAACCAACTCATCACGACACCAACACTGGGCTACCGTGGCTCCGTTGGACTTCATCCAAGCAATTAACTCTGCTAATACGTGAGGCTTGACTACGCTTTTACCGCCCAATAAAGTCCCATGCCCCACGCGATAGCGGGGGTAGTCAATAAACTCAACCGCCGCCGCGCCTGTAATACCTTCATCCGGCTCGTCCCAAACAAGTAAAAACATTTTTCCTGTGCGTATGGCGTACTCCACCTGCTCAATGGTTATAAAGTCAGGCTCTGTATCAATACTCTTTTGCAAGAGAGGCGCGGCTATATCCCACACTGTAGGTAGCTGATTAGGAGGAATATAGTGCAGTGACATGTTTAAGCTAAGTATTTCTCAGGGTTGATCTGTTTGCCTTGTTTCTTGTTGCCAGTACGCGCCTTGCGTACACGCTCCATCATTTTGTACAACTGCTTGGCTCCAGCTTCAGACGAGCCATTACCGAGGTGGGAAACCACATCAGCAGGAATTACAAACTCTTCGTTAGCTAAACGTGCCGGTTGCTTGTTGGCAATTGTCGCAGGAATGTCGTCAGACATACCATCTCCGGGGCCTTTGAGCATACGCCCGCCATCAGAGTAGCCGCCTAAATCAGCAACGCCTCCAGCCGCATATTGTGGACGGTAAGGGGTTGGTTGTACTGGTTGATAACCTGAGTACAAACCTGGCTTAAAAGTTGACTTGTACTTCGGCTTTTCGTAAGGATCGGGTTTATCTAAGTAATTGACAAGCGCGTTTGCGCCCAATGCAGTAGACAACTTGTTGTTTTTTACATAGTCCAAACCTTGATTAAACAGACTTTCAATTCCGCTTGGGCTCTGACCGTACATTGTTTGTAGTTCTGCTGACGTGTAGGGCGTAGCGTTACTTCCTGACCCAATCTGCACAGCTTGTCCTTGATACCCTGTTCCCGGACCTCCAAGGGAGGGAGCTTCTACAACAGGCGCAGGCGCAGGGGCTTGCGGAACAATATCCGGAAATATGTTAGGCCCCATGCTAGGTGGTGCTGGAGGTTGTGCAGAACCATAAAGCGGGGCAACAGGCGGCGCAGAAGGCGGCGCAACAAACGAGCCGGGCATTGTGTCGATGAGGTATTGCTGAGGATTAAACTGCGGTAACGCTGGATCAGGTAACGCTGAAGTTACAGGTGGGGGGCCGGAAATGACAACAGGGGCTGGAGGAGGAGGAGAAGGTACAGGAACCGAACTAGAAACGGCGGAATACGCGGCGTCTGGGGTCATATAGTTTGTTTTATCCGCCCACCCGAAATCGAAAGGTTTGACAGTCGCTATTTGATTCTCGCCCATTCCAAACGTCACATCCCCGGTTGGAGAAGCGGGAGGGGCTCCAAAGTTAGATGGGGGAATGTACTCCGCGCCGGAAGGCACAATATTTGGAACACTAGGAACAGTTGGCACAGCAGAAGGCAAGGGGTAGTTTGCGGCATTTACTAGTTGTTCGATCCCGCTGACTTCTTTTGCTAAGGCTTCATATCCTAAATTAGCGCCTGTTCCGGCACCAGCACCCAAAGTGGGAATACCGCCTGCAGCACCAGCGCCGTACCCACCCAATTGTGCGGCTGATGCGGGAGCGGCTGGGCTTGCGCCTATGGCTTGGAGTACTGATTGGTTTGTGGCGGCGTTAGTAGCTGTGGCTGTGGCAGTGTTTGCGGCGGCAGTGTTTGCAGCGGTAGTAGCGGCGGCTTGTGTAGCGGCTTGTGCAGCGGCGGCTTGCGCAGCTTGTGCGGCGGCTACTTGTGCGGCATGAACTGCTGCGGCTTCGGCAGCAGCAATGGCAGCGGCTTCGGCTGCGGCAATCTCGGCGGCGGTTAGGGCAATCGCTGGCATAAATTACTCCTTAAATTGGGGTGACTCAAAGCCAGTCCCACGCAGATTATGTAAACAACAAAGCACCACATCGTCTGTCAATGCTTTGAAAAGGTGTTTTTTGCCAGCCGGAATCGTAAGCACCGCAGGGGCAGTGAATTGTCCAATATTTTGCCCGTCTTGCCAAGCCTCGATAGTACCCCGAGAAATGAGGGTAGCATGGTCGTGTTCATGGACGTGTTGGGATAAACCGCAGCCTGCCTTCTCGATGGTATAAGACCGAATCCAAATGTCATCAACTTCATTAAATTGGACGTATTCAGTGGGAATGCTAGGTGTGCTGGTCATACTTTGATCTTCAGAACATTGGCGGCAGTGGTGTCGTAGTAGATGTCACCTGCGCGAAGATTGGCAAGATCGGCTTGTGTTGGCAGGCTAACCACAAACAGGCCCGGAGTGTTGAAGTCAGGTTGAGCGCAGGTTAAAGCCGTAACAACATTGGCAGTGCCTACACCCTGAGAAGAAAATACGGCTGGAGAAGCGTTGTCAAGCTGTGAAAAATACAAGCGCAGAATGCTAATAAGCTGCTCCATGTATTGCCGGTCATACTGCTCGGGGGCTGCCGGTAAGCGTGGCTGGGTTGCGGTTTTTAATCCCATGCTTATCTCCGACCGTCAGGACGAATATCTATGCGAGGGACACCCAACTGCCACTGAACACCTATCTCATCTGAGCTTACCTTGAACGCCATCTGACGACCACGAATCCGCACATATACCTGCTGGGTAAACTGCTGTATTTCATAGGTTCTTTGGTTCTGGTAGTTCTGCGCACTGACAACATCTGGGTTGTTAGAACTGCCATATGGCGCACCGGGGTTGGCGCGGGGGAGTACCGTAAACATGGCGGTCGGCGCATTTACATCCGACCCATCAAAAGTTAAGTCAGGAATCAAGCGCCACACAAAGCCAAAGTTATGCCCGTCCCCAATGTCAAAATCAGATGAGGTTAACTGCGCCACAATAGGGTTTGCTGGATTGACTGTGCCGTCGTCTACCCCGTTCTCATGGTACACGAGTAATGCGTTTGCATTGCCACCCGCCACGCCATATGTAGTTGCCATAGGGTATTCGCGTAATGCACTGTCAAGCCAAGCGGTTCTTCCTTGGAATGCCGTGCCAGTGTAGTTAACCCAGTCGCCGTAGTACCAGATGTTATCCAAGTGGTTGTATATAACATAGCGGTCAATTACGTCGGAGTCGGCAGAGCAATACTGCCACCACACTTCGTTGTAACCCTCGTTAGTTCCCGCCATAAACTGAAAGGATTGGGTTAAGTTTATGTCGTTGTAGACGTACTGGCGCAAAGTACATGGCAGCGTTTGAACGCGACCTGAGTACATATAGAACTTGTCCGTACCCATCCAGTACGAGATGTTATTAGCGGTTGCTATTGCATTTGGCCCAGCAATAGATATGTTGTCGCCAAGAATCTGGAAGCTCCAGACATAAGGTGGGCCAAGGTACTGCATTGAGTAGATGGTTGCGTCAGTCAGCACCAAAATCTCTTGGCGGGTCTGTATGGCGGTAATGATCTGGGAGCCATGACTTAGTCGGTAGCTACCTGCTTGATTTGTAACAGCGGGAAACCATGTGGCAAAACTCTCTTGGTCAGACCAACGAATGAGCAACGGGTCTTGAATCACACTGCCGTAGTCATTAACACCAAACGCAAGAACAAACCTTGAGGCGTCTGACACCATAACAAAGTTGGCAACTGTCGGACATGAGGAATCTGTAGTTATAGTTCCTGATTTTGTAACGATTGACGCGCTAGGGCCAAGAAGCTGCGCACGATTAAATGTGTTTGCCGACGCGGAGTTTGCCCAGTAGTACAACGCACCACCACGAGCATTAAAGATCAAGTCCTCGCCAAAGGTTGACTGGCTCCATGTGCGAAGCTGTTGTCCAATACCCTGACCAGCGGGAGCAGGAGCGCCCCAACCAGTAAATGTGGTGGACTGAACAACTGCTGTGCCGTTTGTATGTGTAGCAGCCGCGCCAGAGCCAACAGCGCCGCCAACACCATTTCCTTGTAGCCCACGAACACACCCAGTAAAGGTTGTGGCAGAGCCAATAGCGCCATAAAATATAGTTTCTTGGTCAATCAGAATGTTGCCTGATGCTGCAAACCCCGTTGTCGAGGTTACTGTGACCGTAGTATTTGAATTAGACAACGTACCGCCGGAAACCGCAGTGGTGGCTGTACCCACAATAAGACCGCCCCAACCACCAGCACCCCAGCCTACGTTCTGGGTATAAACAGCATTACCTGTTGTGATTTGATAAGCGGCAATAACTGAGCCTCCACCATTGCCCGAGTCGCTTGCATTAGCTGCTACTAAAGATGTGATGGTGTACTGGTTAGAGCTTAGATAGGTAATCTGAAACTCGGCGTTAAGTATGGTGGCTGTAATTCCTGTTGTTAGCGCAAAAGTTTGAGTTCCTACCCCCACAGTTGTTATGTCAATTGCCGCGCCGCCAGATGTTAAAGAAAGTTTGCACGAAGCTGCTGGTGTATTACTATTAACAACAAAATAGGTAACGCCCGTTGACAACCCTACTGGCGCGGATGTGGTTGTAAATAATTGGAGTGTTGTTCCGTTTGCAAGCGCTGTGGTAAAAGTAATTGTGTCTGTGGCTATATCGACTGTATAAGTCTGGGTACTTAAGGCAACAGCACCGCTGTAAGTTACAAAGTCGCCAGTCTGTGCGCCGTGTCCGGCATCAGTAACAGTAATTGTTGTTGACCCGTTAGAGGCGGCAAAGGTAGCCTCACCTGCGGTAGTTGTATTGCGCAGCGGGGTTGCATCGTAGTAATTACCGTTTACACCGCTCTGAATATAGTATTTAAGGTTTGTTCCCAGCGCCAACAAGTTGTAACCTGTTAGGTTAAGCCAGTTCCACAACGTACGACAGACACCCCAAACGGTTCCTGTGGTTGGCTTTAGAGGGGGTATGGTTGTCCCCGTGTCGGATACCCAGCCGCCAACCTTCTCCGGCATACCCGAGCGGAACCGAATCTTGTTAGATGCGTAATACCCGCCCTCATTAGCGTAAGAGGTGCTTTCTCTGTTTACACCAGGGCGAAGTTGAATTTTCTGTAAGGGCATGATTAGCCTACGTTGCGCTCAAAATGAGGGCAATCAACAAGGGACTTGAAGTTGCCGCCCCAACGGTTCTTTGGATGCAGGGTCTCCCAATACGCACCTAAAGGCGCGAGGATTGTTTTGTCCCAAATGATCTTTCCATCCTTGAAAAAATTCAAATCTATGGCGCAGCGCTTTAGATGGATGGAATTCATTGTCTTGGATCGACCCGTCTTAAAATAAATGGCTTGCTGTTCGGGAGTACGGGCGAGTTCCCCGCCAGTCACCACAAACCCTTGGTCTGTAGCATATTGGATTAGCTTGCACATGTCCAGCAGGAATGCGGCTTGTTCGGTGCTTAAGCTCATTTTCTGCCTTTCATTTCGGCTAATTTCTCAATGGTTCTGCCGCCGAAGTATGCCCCCATTATTAGCATCCCCCACTGCCCGAGCAAGGAAACATAAGACTCGTTAGCGTTATAACCAAAGGCGCTCATCATGGCAAACAGGAAGTAACCTGAAAAGATAGCAATCAGGCTCATGGGGCGGATGTTCTTGGACAGCCAAGAGTCGCTGTTCATGTCCGATTTCCAACGGTCTGTGACGTTGTCGTCCTCGTTCTGTGCGGCTTTGGCAAACAGTTCCAGTTCAGCCAATTCCATCTTGGCCTTCTCAATACCAAGCTCAAGCAAGCGCTCTTCATGCTCAAACTGAAGCTGGCGCAGATTACTGACATCTTCAGGTGTGGGGTCGTCTGGAATCTTTACGCCAAGCGTTTTCTCAACCACCTCTTTGCCTTTGGCTTGGATAGCAGACGACAGCAGTGTCAGCCCGTTTTGGGCTAGGCTACCGAGGAGGGAAGCTACGATAGGTAACATCTGTTTTTTTCTCCAAGTTAATTTTCATGTCTATACAAATTGCTTGAACCGTTCTGCCTTGCTTGATAAGTTCAATTTTCTGTTGTGCAATTTCTTGCTCGCACTTTTGTTCGTTTAACGTGTAAATCTCTGACTGAAAAAACCCGCACTCCAAACCTATACAGATATACAGCAAAGGAATATAAATTGTCATTTTTTATCCTCACGTTCTTTCTGCTCAACTTGTCTACGCAATTTTTCCATCTTCTCAATCTGCTGTTTGGCTTCATACTTCATTTGCAGCACATCCATGTACAGCATCCCAATCAACGGCAACAACAATACTACAAGAACACAAGCTGCAATCCACCCCACAACTATCTCCCAATCCTGTACAAGAGGCCGAGGAGCAACCACATATATAGGAGGAATAGGATAGTCGCCAGCAGATACGCCTGCCTTTCTCTTAGGAGCCGCTCCTCTTCCTTGCGTTGCCATGATTCATCATCCCGCTTCTTCCTTGCTTTGTCCTGCTCTATCTTGATGACATCCCGCATATCAAACACCTTGCTATACAAAGCCCCCATCTCTTTAGGAGCGCCGTACACCATTGCCTCTCTGATCTCCGTTTCCAGCAACGCCATCTGATCTTGAGCCATGACCCGCTTCAAGGCGGCTTCCATTAGGTTGGCATCAGGGTCGTAGACTGATTTACTTTTCTCTTCCTCTTCCCTTATGTGGTCGGCAAGCTGTTCTTGCAACTTAAAAAACTGAGAAAGCTGGACAACAATGTCTGCCATGACTTGGGTTTCGTCAACGGCAACGTAGGCTTCCTTCTTTTTCGCCACAGGCTTGGGGCTTGCGGTGGGCGCTGTTCCGAAGAGTTTTGCCCAGAATCCTCTGACTGCTTTGACATCTGAAGCAACTTCATCAACAGTCTTCTTGATCTCCATGAAAGACGTTTTAGCGTCCTTGTACAGCTTGCATCCCTGCTTGATAGCAGAGACACAGGCATTGGCGGCAAAGAGAATGCTGAGTGGGTCAATTTCATTTCACCGTTAAACAGTACGCTGCCACATATAGACAACAATATAGGGCGGCAAGTTTGCATTTGTTGGGCTTGCACCTTCTGTGCTATTTGAAACAGTTATCCCTGTAAATGCTGAGTTTGTGTTGACTGAAGAATTGTTAACAAAACACTGTGTAGAAGAGCCGCTCTGTGGCTGTGTGCCTGTTGCTTTTAAATATACGTGAGCGTGTCCGGGGTCACTTACTGAAGCGGTATGAGTGTGGGAAGGCAAAGTTGCATCATTGCTACCGCCTGTAGTACCCGGGCCAAAAGCGCCCCCAACGCCCATCATCATGCGCCCAGCACCAAACTGCGTCCATGTACCAAAACCTAAAGATGTTCCGGGGTTGGTAGCAGATGTACTGGAGTAAAGAGCGCCAACGGGGAACAATAAATTACCAACCAAAATAGTCAGTGCCGCCGCTGTTGTTCCGCCCGTACCACCGTTTGCAATAGGTAAAGTTCCAGTAACGTCCGTGGTTAGAACAACTTGAGACAGTGTGGAGTTTGTGCCGTCTGAGCGAAGTACTCGGTTGTTTGTTTGCGCCCCCACTAAAGCATTGATTGCCGTTTGTTGTGTGGTTTGGCCTGTTCCGCCGTTAGCAATAGCCAGCGTGCCGGTTAAGTTTTGGGCTTGGACAGCATAGAAGTCTGTCCCGTCTGACCACACCATGACCTTATTGCCAGTCGCAATAGCAATCCCAGCACCGGCGGCAGTTGTGTTACCGATGACTGTAGAGTTAAAAATAGTGATTGTGAAGCTGCTGTTGTTCCAAATGATGTACTGCTTAGATACAGGCGGGGCGTAGATGGCAGAGGCCGCAGCCGCGCCGTTGAGCTTCAAAATGGCGTAGATAGACTGGTTCAGTGCCGCAGTGGACGTTGGCCCGTTTACATAGGTCAGAGCTTGATTTGTTGAGGAGATAGTTACAGTGTTGATTCCCGCAATTGCCGAGTCAAAAATGAAAGCAAAGTTATTGTCGGTGGTAGTTCCCCATGTACCGGCTTGATCGCCAGAGCCAATCAGCTCAACCCGAAGATTGCTGGAATACGTACTGCTCATGGTGTTTCTCCTTGTGGGGGATTATCTGCGGGTTCAGGTGTTTGCGCTACCTGAGCCTCTGCAAGCGCCTTAGCTTCTGCTTCTGCTTCTGCTTGTTGTGCCGCAACTGCTTCTGCTTGTGCTTCAGCAAGTGCTTGTGCCGCTACTGCCGCATCATGTGCCGCTTGTTCTTCAGGCGTGTATTCAACTTGTGTGGTTACGCCTGTCTCTACATTAACTACGATTCTGTGTGTCATGGTTTAGCCCTCATAAAGAATGTTGATTGAGCCAGCGTCAAAGGTATCCGTTCCATTTACAGTCGTTAAACGAACTCTGGTTAAAGTAGATGCAACTGTTTTGTCTCCACTCGCTAAAGTATTATTCGTAGAAGTTAATCTTCCAGTTTGAGAATACACCCAAGTATTTGAAGTTATATTGATAATTGTTGCTATTCCTTGTGTTGTATACGAAGCATTATCTTGATAAATTATAAAACCAGCAGTGGAACTTACAGGGGCAACTCCTGTACTAGTAGTTATGCCGCTTGTGCTTAAATAACCACTTGTTTCAACTGCACCAGTTGGACCTATTTGAATTAGTAAACTGCTAGTGCCACTTGTGCTTAATCCCGAATATATGACCGTCAAACGCTTCACCCAACTTGGTATACCTGTAAAGTCAATGCTTGTACCTGATGTAGATGCAACCGCAGTGCCAGAGGTAATGCCAAGAATTGCGCCAGAGTTGATCGTGACGCTTGCTGAACCATCAATTATTGTTGTCATAATTTAGCCCTCGTACAAAATGTTGACAGAACCAGCGTCAAATGTGTCTGTGCCGTTGGTGGTTGTAATGCGTACACGGTCAAGAGCGCCTGATAAAGTTATGTCACCGCCAACTATTATTGAATCTGCGCCGCCAGTTTGTGAAAAAATACCAGATGCAACATAAATATTAGAACCAAGCAAGTTTATAATTAAATTTCCACTCTGTACCAGTGCTGCTGTTGTAGTCCCTCGAATAACAAATCCGTTAGTGTTATTTGCATTAGTTGTATTTGCTTGCCAAGTACTGGTAAGGTATCCAGTAGTGGTAACAGAGCCAGAACCTAATTGAATAACAGGATTACTAGTTCCACTTGTACTCATGCCTTTTATTATCACAGTAATCCGCTTCACCCACGCTGGCAAACCTGTGAAATCTATTGAAGTGCCTGATGTAGAGGCAACAGCAGTTCCTGAAGTAATCCTCTGTAACTGCGCCCTAGACGCATTGCTGTCAGTGCCAAAGAATTGCCCGTTGTATTCAAGGTTGCCTGTGGCTGGTGTACCAATCAGCGTGTCAGAAGTTAAAACAAGTATTGACATGATTATCCTTCGTACAGAATGTTGACAGAGCCAGCATCGAATGTGTCTGTGCCGTTGACTTTGGTAATGCGTACAGCAGTAAGTGCCGCACCAAGTGCAATATCTCCACCAGCAAATACAGTTTCAGTTGTTGATAATTTACCAGTAGTATTAGAAACCCATGTATTTCCAGTAATATTTGTCAACGTCATTGTTCCTGACAATGTAAAGGTTGCAACGTTTTGCCAAACGATAAGTCCAGCAGTTGAACTTACTGTAGTTACAGAACCTGCCGCAACTGTACTTGTTGCGTTATATCCTGATGTAGTGTAAGTGGTTGAACCCGTGCCTAATTGAATGAGTAAGTGTGAAGTTCCATTTCCAGATACACCATTAAACATCACAGTAATTCGCTTAATCCAACTTGGCAAACCTGTGAAGTCAATTGAAGTGCCTGATGTAGACGCAACCGCTGTTGCCAATGTATTGACAGAATTTGTTGCAGTTGCCGCAAGCAAAGTTAGCGTGTTTGTACCCGCAACAGCAGGGGCAGCAATCGTTACCTGACCTGATGTATCCCCTGTTAAAACAAGTGAAGCCATTTCAATTCCTTAAAGAACTACCCAGCGTGATCCCGCTGGAATGGTTACTGTGACACCAGCATTCAATGTAATCGGCCCGACAGACATGGCACACGCCCCAGCCGTGATGGTGTACGAAGCTGTCACTGTCTTGGTGTTTTCGTAGATCGGCACTGACGGGTTGAACGCTTGTCCACTGCCGTCACCAACCATTGAAGAAGCTACTTTAGTTAATGCCATTTAGCTCTCCAGTCCCAGTGCTTGTTTAAGTTTTGCCAACTCTGTTGGGCTTTCCAAAATCATATCTGTCAATGACTTGGGTGCTGGCATATCAACAACTTCAGGTGGGTTTGGGTCTGTGAATTCACCGTTGGTATATACCCAACCAATGTTCACTCTATCCGCTTGAATAGCCTCATGACCATCTTCAAATCCAGCAGGAGGTGTAGAGGGTTGTGCCTCATACTCAATAACATTAACGACAACACCGTTTTTTATGATTGCGTATCTCATACGTAGAACTCCTCAACAATAATTACCCCGCCAGCGCCAGCACCACCAGCTAATGCCGCATTGTTAACTGCACCCGCACCGCCGCCACCGTAATTACCCCCGGGCGTCGCTGTACCAAAAGCCTGTCTACCGCCCCCGCCCATAGTTGAACTACCGCCCGTACCGCCTAATAAACTTGGGCCATAAGATTCACCGCCGCCGCCACCCTCAATATTGACAGTGCCATTTGTTGCTGTTCCACCTAAACCACCAGCGGCTGTGCCACCTAAAGAAGCACCGCCACCAGCACCGCCAGCCGCAGTTACAGTCGTTGCACCAATAGTAAAAGTTGTGCTTCCTCCAGTGCTACCAGTTGATGCGCTTGTGTTTACGCCACCAGCACCACCAGCACCAATAGCATAGGCATAGCCCGTTTGGGCGGCAAATCCACTTGGGTAAATGAATAGTGCAGTTGCACCTCCGCCGCCGCCACCAGCCGCACCAGAGCCATTGATACCGCCACCGCCACCGCCACCGCCAACAAGCGTGACTTTAATAGCTTTTACATTTGCTGGTGAGGTGTAAGTGCCTGAACTGGAAGTAAATACTTGGACTGTGTGTGGAACTGTAGACAAACCCGTACCGCCGTTTGCTACTAGAAGCTGTCCACTCAAATAAGTAGCAGAGGTCAAACTGATTGCACCCGCAGTTGCAGGTATAGCGTTCAGCACACTGCTGACATAGAAGCTCTCGGTGACTACTGAATCGCCTGATGTACATGCGTTAACTAAGACTACTGTCGTTCCTGTCGTTGCTGTAAAGTCGGTGGAGACTAAGCGCACCCCGTTCCTGTACACATCAATGTAGCCAACGGTATATGAAGGCACACTGAATGATGTCTGCCCCGCTGTCGCTGTGAAGTCTGTCACTGTCCTGTACGCAGTTGTGGTCACCCCAGATGCTGGGATGCCAAGATAACGAACAGAGATGTTGCTTGTTCCTGTCGGCGGGGCAGCAGAGAATGTAAGCGTTGTGCCGGATACAGAATAGGTTGATGGGTCTTGCAGTACACCTGTGATGGCAACAATGATTGAAGACGTATTGGCAGGAGCCACCGTCATTGTGAACGCCGTGGTTGACCCATTACCACTGAAGGTATCTACAAGAAATGCTACGCTGATGGGGGTGTTGCCTATGAATGCCATTACTGTTCCCCTGCCGGTTCAGGCGTATTGCCCTCTGCCACCCACTTTAGGTAGGCTTGGTAGTCTGTGTTGTCGGGGTCGAATGGGATAAATGTGTTGTCAGCTAAACGCAACACGCCAAAATTAATAAGTTTATACATTTATAACTCCGAAGATGCACCAATAATTGAAGATGAGTTGTAAAATATACACAGATTGTTAGAGGTCATACCAGATGCTCCTTGTACAACTAAATATCCACCATTGACAAGTATTGTTCCTGATATAGTAGTAAAACTGCGGACAGCAACCGCAATTTCTAGAAGTGTACTTGTGCCATTTACAACAGATAAAGAAGGGGCGGCTCTTTTTTGAACCATAAAAGTAATCGTGCCTTCTGCTTGAGTAGCACTTGTTGCTTTACCTACAAATTGAGATACTAATTCAAAATACCTTTGACACAAAGCCAACTCAGTCCCGTATGAACGGTATTCAAAAGGTGACGCAGTAGACCCTGCTTCAAGCTGGACACCAGTAATAGCAAACACATTACCGATTGTTGACATTGCATTTGCTTGACCTGTTATAGCATATATAGAACTACCATTCCAACCAGCAGAACCTTGATAAGTTGGTCCTGCCGCCAACCAAACATACACAAACAAACCAATACCATTAGTGGTTAACCAAGTACCGCTTGTATCTCCTGCAAAAGTTATTGTTTTTTGTTCCCAAGTATTTGAGGAATTAATAGTAAATGATTGCGGATTTGCTCTTGAATTATCGCTATTTGTTAGGCAACAACTAAATGTTCCTGTTACAGTTGATTTAACCCAAAAAGATAAAGTGACAGAAGATGCGTTAGAATAACCAAATCTTAAATCCGCTATGTTATAACCTTCAATTGGCTGGAAAAAAGCCGCATTTTCTGTGGTTGTAATTGATGTATCCGCAACTGTTACAGTTGCTTTTAACGAATATGAAAACCCAGCATTTGTAGGGACATCAGTTGATTGTTGGGCTGTATATGTTCCACCAGTAAGATTTGAAATATTCCATCTGTCTAAAGAATACCCACTTGTACTTGATGCTCTAGTAACACTAGCCCCCGCATTACGCTGGTCAATGACCATAGCCCCATTGATGATCCTATTGCGGAAGGTTGTATTGTTTGAGCCTATCTGGGCAATGTTGACTGCGAGGGTCATGTCAGGCTCCTATAGTCCTGTTTGCTTCTACTTGCGCTTGGTAGGCGGCAATAACTTCAGCAGTCCAAGCCACATTGCAGATTGCCGCTACGTTAGCAGGGATGCCTGTGAGGTCTTGACCCGGTGTCAAGCTTGTACGATGGAATGTCTGTGCTATCTGCTCACCATCTTTTAGGATGCGTGTTGCTTCCCGATACAGGACTATGCCGTTTTCTGAGACTGTGACTTGGTCTACTGTTTTGGTTTCTGTAAATGCCATGATTTTTCCTTAAACAAAATAATGACCGCTAACGGCAATTTCTGCACTAGTATCCATTCCCACACCAGCAGTGCCTCCACCAGCAAGGGGATATTGGTTCAAGGCTACAGTAGAAGTGTTATCGACTATCCATGTAAGCAAAAGATAATTTGTAGCCAAAGCAAGATTATTTTGCCGAAAAGCACATGGAGAAAAATTTGAACCATTTGAAGTAAATGGCAATCCATTTATATTCATGTCACCAGTTCCTGTATGTGCTGACCAAATAATATAAATACTAAAATAAACTCTATTTCCTATTTTTGTATAAGTGCCAGTTTGTCTTGAGTATGTACCAGTACCAGCAGTTGAACTTCCAAAAATTGCTGGAGTAAAAGTCCCCTCCTCATAATCATCCAACGTGTTTGCGTCAGATGATGCTGATTGGGTTGCGGGGAAGGTGATGCCTGCGCCTGATGCCGATGGAGTAGCGTTACCAACACCAATGGTTGTTGTTGCTTTAGGGGTTGTCAGCGTAGGGCTGGTTAAAGATATGGGAGCGTCCAAACCCGCCTGACCTATTGTACTGATTGGCATTATGTGTTCTCCAACGCTGTGATTCGTGCTGTCAGGGCTGTGATAAGGGCTTGTTGTTCTTGGATGGCGGCTGTTAGTGTGGCAACCAAGAAACTGGTGTCGATGCCTTGAGGTTTAATACTGCCATCTTCATTAACAGCATCTTTTTCACCTACGACACACTCAGAAACAATTTCTTGAAGTTCGTGAGCAATAAACCCTTGGCTATTAGAGCCATCTGCTTTCCATTTGTATGTAACTGGTTTTAGTTGTGCTACTTTTGCAAGCGCCCCTATCATAGGTATTACATCTTCTTTTAGGCGATAGTCTGAAGTAGTGACATAAGACGTAGAAGCAGAAGCAATATTAATTGCGCCAACATTTGTTCCTGCGGCGTTATACATGAGGTTTCCATAACCATCTGTACCTACTTGCCATTCGCCCAAATGTTGTGTAGTAGCAGATTTAATAGTTACTCTACCGCCCGAAATGGAAGTCGTCTTGCCCACCAGCAAGTTACCGCTTTGGTCAATGACCATTCTAAAAGCGGCGGCAGTCTCGTCATAAACAACTAATGCGCCGTTTGTAAAACCACCAACACCACCTAAACAGCCAACGCGAAATTGACGCTGGTCGTTCTTGTATAAATTTGCGGCGTTATAGCCATTTGCTGTTCCACTGCTATCAATCAATAAATACACATTACCTGCACTTGCGGCACTTGCAACATGGAGTTTCTGTGCGGGCGCAGTAGTACCAATCCCCACATTACCAGAGCTATCAATACGCATAGCCTCCGCACCACCTTCAGAGAAAGCAATGGTGTCAGCGGCAGGGAAGAAAATACCTGTGTTGGTGTCACCCGCTGTGGTGATACTTGGTGTACCTACTGCGCCAGCCGCAACAGTAATTGATGTGGCAGATGCCGCGCCTAAAATAGGCGTTACCAAAGTTGGGCTAGTAGCTAATACCACCGCACCCGTACCCGTGCTAGAAGCCAATGAAGTTGTAGTTACCGTACCCTGTCCCGGTGCAATCACCTGCGTGATCGGGCTTGTGTAGCTTACATAGATGTTGTTTGTGCCGCTGGGTGGGGCAGAGGTGAATGTAATTGTGCTGCCGCTGACTGTGTATGCACTGCCGGGGTCTTGTGGGACGTTGGAGATGACAGCCTGCACCTGAGCCACAGACGCAACTGGGCGAGACAACGTAAACGCCGTGGTCGATGCGTTACCACTGAAAAAGTCAACGGCAGGTGTAAACGCCTGCGTGGTGTTGGTGTTGCCTATAAATGCCATATTAAACCGCCGTCAATCCAGAAACCCAAGCATCCGCCGATGTAGCAACGCTTGAGACTACAACCAGAGCATCACTTGCTTGCAGAATAATCCTGTTGCCTTGGATTACCTCCAATGACCCACCTACCGGTACAGTGGCTGTCTCCACCAAATAGTAATTGACCGCTGAACGTGTAATGTACACATCGCAGGTAATGGGTGAAGTAGAGGTGTTAGCCACCACAAGGCTGGCTACAGCCAAAGTACCAGACGAAACTGTGGTTACAGTCGATCCGCCTGTGCTTATGTTTTTAACTGCGTACGATACGTTTGTGTAGGTCGCCATTTGTTATCCCATCATGAAGGAAAGAAAGTACGCTTGGTCAAGGATGTTCTGCGTACCGGGGGTGTTAGTTACTGAATACTCAGCAGGGTAAGCTACAAAGACATCCTTTGTACCCGCACTAAAATTAAGTGCTGAAGGCTCTGTAGCTGAACTGTTTGATAACACCGTTGTGCGGGCTAGGGTTGTCCCTGATGAGGTGTAAGTGCCAATACCTACTTCCCACTCTGACCCACTTTGGCTTGCAATCGTATAGTACGTTGTGTTTGCGTTGCCAATAATGGCAAAAGACTGAAACCCAGTTGATGCGCCAAGCAGAGTCACTGTTCCCGTACCAGCCGTTGTGGTAGTTTCTTTTACCCTGTTCGCAAGTACAAAAGCCATGTAAATCCTTTAAGGCGTGTTAATCAAAACCCAATTGGATGTTTCCGAATTATCCACCAAAGCCCAGCTAGAAGTTTGGGCATCGTTCACATTTTGCCAGTTTGCGGTCTGGCTGTCATCTACCAATATCCAGTAAATAGCAACCACAGTACCCACTGAGCCTACGGCCTGTACACCAGTCAATGCAAAAGATTTAGCAACACCAACTGTCCCTACATCACCAACAGCTTGAACACCTGTTAAAGCCGCTTCTTTTCCGGGGACTACCGTACCCACTGCCCCAGAAGCAACCACGCCCGTTAGGGCAATAGTGATAGACGGCTCTACTGTTCCAACTGAACCAATCGCCTCGTCACCGCTAGTCGCATCAGACTCGTTGTAGATGACCGTACCAACCGCACCAGAAGCCTCAACCCCAGTCAGAGCAATTGTGATACTAGGAACGACCGTGCCTACTGCGCCGTCCGCTTGAACACCTGTTAGCGCAAATATCTTCTCTGGGGTGAGCGTACCTGTAGTACCGTTAGCGTGAACACCCGCTATTAATGGGAAATTGGTTTCGTCTACAGCACCAACGTCTGCGTTAGATAAAACACCTACAAGTTCAACAGAACTAGACTGTACTACCGTGCCAACACTGCCAGTTGCGGATACGCCCGTAATGGCAACAGTGATTTCTACTGTTACAGACCCAGCAGCACCCGTTGCCTCAACCCCTGTAAGAGCAAAAGCCTTAGCAAACTCTACCGTCCCAACCGCACCAGTCGCAACTACGCCCGTCAGGGCAACAACAACTGTGTTTTCCCCTAATGACGCAAACGGGGCTTGTGCATATGCGGAGATACCAAACATGGTCTACGGCTTACGCCGCCTCCGCTTAGGTTGTTGCCAGACGCAGTAACGCGGTTGATGTGGTGTTTGCTGGCATCGTTAAAGTAAACGTGCCCGCAGTAATGGTCTGACTACCAAAGGTATGAACAGAGACCGCTTTATTACTCTGCGAAGAGTTATAAATTAACACCGCGTCAAAGGCTGTGGCTAAAGTCACCGAGGTGTAGACAAGCGAAGCTGAAGGCGTAAAGAACGCCACGCCCGCTGTAGTAGATGCGTTGGTCGCTGTAGGAGGAGTTGCAGCCGTGACCGCTATACCACCTGCGGAGTACCCAGCACCAGAGACTTCTCCAGTTGCCGAATATGCCGTAGTAGATGCGTTGTAAGTAGCAGATGCCAAATACAAAGCGGCTTTAAATGAGTCGGTTGCGCTCGTTCCACGGGTTGGTGCAGTACCAAAATTATGAGTCGCAGTCATTAACTCGCCCATGAACGAGGTTGTCATTGATTGGGTATTAGCCATGATATTTCCTTTATGCTAAAGAAGCTGTTTCGCCGCCAGCAAAAGTGGGCATTTTCTTCAAAGTCACATGTGCAGAGCGGTGGACAAGTTCTTCACCGTCCCAATACTCAACCCATGTCGTTGATTCGTTGTCATTATCGACTGTACCCTCTCGCTTTTCAAGTAAAGATTCGTCCATGTCGCCTTTGGTTGTGGTTACAAGTGCCATTACGCTATCCTTATGATTGCTGAAGTGTTTGATACAGCAGGAAACTGTACCGTGAATGTTATGGTTGAAGTCTTGTCTGCGCCAAAGTCTAGCACGCAAACTGCTGGGTTTCCACCGCCAATTTGATAAATCAAAGCACCACGCGAAGTAAGAGCCGAAGTCCACGCCGCGTTGTTAAACGAAATAAATGCAGTGTTGCCTGAGTTACCTACCGTGGGAGTTTGCGCAATCGTAAGTGCCAGCCCACCAGCCGAGTACCCAGAAGCCACAACCTCGCCCGTAGCCGTATAAGCCGTGGTAGAGGCATCAAGTGTGGCTGCATTGGTGTAGAGTGCAATATAGAACGTCCCCGAAGTGAAGTTGAACGTACCGTTCATCAAACCAGTCTTAAAAACATTGCAGGAGAAGTTGCCGGTGAATGCCATCAACGCACCCCATTATTCTGCGGCAAGGGCGCTTGACGATACTGACCACTGCGGTATGCGTCGGATCGCTCAAGTCCATCGCCCAGACGTTTAGCCAAAGCAAGGGCTTCTTTGTACTTGGCGTCGTACCCAGTAATAATGTCAACCTCACCCTTCATGAAGGTGTAGGCTTCGACCAATGCACCATACAACAGTACGGTATCAAAGTTGTCACCAAGCCATGTCTGACCGCCAGATACGGTAGTGATTGACTCGGGGTAGTAATAGTAATGCAACTCTACGTAATACGCGGCATCAGGTGTTGGGCCAACAATAAGAGACAACTCAGTTGTAATTGCTGAACTGACAATTGTTGGGCCAAACAAGGCGTAGTATTTTGGCTCGCCTGTATCGTTTGGCGTTGGGTATGCCTGACGGATGAAGTTCACATCTTTGTTCAGTAAATACTCAAACGTGCCTGTATCCAAGTTAATGGGGCTACCAGTAGCTCCCGTCACCAACGCCAAAGAATAGACAGACAAGAAATCATTCGGTAAAGATATGTACTTGTTGTTTGCCGTGATTGCAGAAAACATATTTTTACGAATGGACGGGAACTGAACTGAGTTGTATATACGTTGTTCAGCCTGCGTAATGAAGGTATTGATCTGCGTAGTTGCAGATACAGTAGCTCCACTTGCAAGGTATACATCAGGGAACTGATTCTCCGTGTATGTCTGAATCGTGTTATACAACGTCGTGTAATTCATGCCATCGGGCCTCGTGCCATCAGACCTTTAGTAGCTGCGCCAGTACCACGGACTTTGATGCCGCTGGTTTTGACCTGCTCATCGCCAGCAGCTTTGCTGATGTTGCCAACGCTCATGTTGACCGTGTCGGCTTTGCTGCGATTTGGCATGGCGCCAGGAGTGGAGGAAATCTTCATCGCCTTACCATCCATAGTGTGTGGCTCGGCATAGACGCTGGCACCACCAACTTCTTTACCGTCTCGTTTCATGCTGAATTTAGCCATTATTTACCCCTTTGGTTGGCTACTTTAGCCATATTACGACCCATGCTCTTCATCATCTCATTGGTCTTGCCGCCTTTGGCCAATTTAGTCATAGGCTTGCCTGGGTGGAGCTTTTTCTCATGCTTATGCACTGCACCAGCAATCATCTTTTTGTCCTGCTTCATGTCCGCTTTGTCCATTTTGAACTCCTAAGTTACAACTACCGTTACTGTACCGATTTCTACTGCCATTGCCAAGTTATTTGGGGTCAAAACCGCATCAAAACTGGACGAGCCACCGACTGGGTTCCAGCTCCACTGAAATACGCGGCTACCACCACCATTGAAGCCATCCGCCAACAAACCAGAAACTTGGTAACTCAAATCAGGACGCGGGTCGCGTATTCCTTGTGGGTCATCCACTGGGTACATACCCAACTGCAACTGCGGCTGATCTGGATCCCAGCACTGGGGGCACACTTTCAAGTCATACGTCTTGGTCTTGACAACAAGCTTTTTAAGCAGCGTAAGTTTGTACCCAAAGCCACACCGGTCGCATATGGCAATCGAGTTTTTACCACTGGCAAACCTGTTAGCCATTTTAGTTTATAAACATTTGACGCGGGACTAAACGCAACGCGGCGCGCTCCTGATCTTCATCAGCCGCTGTCATCCATGCCTCGTCGTACTGCGCCTTAAGCACCTGCAATCTCTCCATACCACCAGGCACCTTTAAGGCAATGTAGTAAGACAGCCCAGCCACCATACAGGGGATAAAACGGAAAGGTACGTCCATCACATTGACGCCGTTACCGGCATCTTGCACGCGACGCATACGCCAGTAGACAAACTGGTAGGTCTGGGAGCCGTCAGGCGTAGGCCACATAGTCACGCGGGGCACGTTATTGATGTAAATCTTGGCGCTGGCACTTGCGGTGTGTGCTGCTGCCGTAGTTCCGTTCTGTCCACGGAAGCAGTTGCTCAAAGTATTGCCATCAATGTAGTTGTAGAAGATGGTTTCGCTGTCAAGGTCGATGTAACCAATGGCAGGAAGCCCAACTACGTTGGACAAAACGATTGTGTCTGCTGTAGCGTTGATACTTGTTGCCAAAACCGCCGTTGTGGGCATGATTTGACCGTCCAAACGCTGATACCAGACCTGAATTGGCCTCGCTTGGGTCAGTTTGTTGGGTAAAGTGGCGTATGTAGACACGCTAATGCGGGTAATTGTCAAATCTGACTGAGTTGACTGTACATTTGCTTGTGTTCTGATGACATGATCGAGCAAATCGACAGTATCTACAGGGACTGCATAGGTGTTCAAGCCTTGAGTTAGGGTAATCGTGTTCTGCTCGAACGTCCACATGTTGATGCCACGGTTTGCCCAGTCCGCAAACAGTAAATTCAACGATCGGCGAGCTGTTTTGAGGTCATAACCAGTGCGCAACTCTGAACCCGCACGCTCAAACGCCTCCTCCACTATTTCGGTGAGGTCTAAATTAAAGCCTGCTGACCCAGAAGTTGTTGCCATTATCTAAATCCTGCCGTTTTCTTTGCTATGCCTTTAGGCTGGGCAACAAACTGCTTACCCGCCGCCTTGCCTTTGCGCTTGGCTTTGGTTGTAGCAGCATACTCCGCAGAAGACAAGGACTTGATAGCTGCTTCAGGGAGATATCTCTCACCTGTTTTCGACGAAGGCTTTCCCGACTTAGTGCGCCATTTCTGGTCACCCCAGTTTTTAAGAGAAGTCTGCGGCGCTTTCAATCTTTGTAACCCCCACCTGCGGCCTTGTACCGTTTAGCCATTACCTGCGCTTTTCTCGCACTCCACTGCCCTGCACCTGTACCTACGATTGCCGCAGCTTTGACGCTGTTGAAGATACGTTTGCGTAACTCAGGCTTAGTGTAATTGCCCGCCTCATTTACCTTGGACTTTGTTTTGCCGCCTTTGTCAAATTTCTTGGTGTACGTTACACCTCCGCCAGTGACCTTACCTTTAAATTTATCATCTGTTGGCTTAAACCCGCCGCCTTCAATATACGCACCAATGTCTGCGTCTTTACCAAGGCTTTTGGTAAAACCAGCCCTGCCACCACCGCCTGAACCATACTTGTCAGAGTTAATTTGGCCTTGAATGTAGGGCTTATAGTCGTCTTTTGTTACGCCGCCTTCTTTATATGCCTTGACCTTGTTTGGATCATCCTTGCGGGTGATCGTCTTGGCTTTAGGCATTTTTGACGGGTTGATGTCACCCATACCACGCGAAGGTCTCATTTGCTTCTTCCTTTAGCTGGTTTTTTGGCTAAAAACAATTTATCAACCATTTCAATTCGCTGAGGTTTAGTTGTAACTTTGTTGATAATGCCCAGCCTTTTTGGTTTGCTGGCACCATAAAACCCAGCCTTTTTTAAAGACTTAGCTACGCTGCTATTGGGTTTTGTGGTCGCCATGATTTGTTCTTAGCAGTATTTTTTAGAGCTGCCGCCAGACTTCATGGTAATCATCTTGCCTTTGGTTTTACCCTTGGACTCGATGCCGCCGCCTTTAGCCATGCCACCCATGTTCATCTTCTTGGTCATACCGCCAGAAGCCATTTTGCCTTTACCGTCTGCGGCAAAAGCTGGAACTTTTTGTCCGTCTTTCATGACCATAGGCATACCGCCAGAAGCCATCTTCATGCCGTCTTTAGCCATGTCCATGCCTTTTTTCATCACAGGTTTGCCCATCTTAGAAGGCATGACTGATTTTTTACCTGATGCCATATCTTTTTTCTTGGCCATCATTGCCATCATTCCAGGATTCATTTTTGTAGCCATCTCTCCACCTCTTTTAAAAGTTTTGCCTTTGTCGGCGTTTAAAAAATCTTTGCCCACAGACTGTGGAACTCCGGCTTTCTTAGCAAACGCTGGATTGTTAGCCACCGCTGCCATGAAATTGTGTTGCTTCTTACTCGTGCTTGGCATCACTTCCCCGCTTGAATAAGCTGGTCAATCTTTGCTTCAAGGCGATTAAACCGTTGGTCAATGTGATCAGTAATTCTCTGGACTTCTGCATTAGTTGTGTAATCACGGGCAATCTCCTCGCGGGTTATGTTAAGCAAACGCTCAACTCGTTTGATATCTTCAAGCTTTTCTCGTATGAAAAACCATAAGCCACCAAGCAGAACCGAAAGGCCGGCAGACCATATTGTGTTGACGTCCATTAAACAAACCTACCCTTTGTTTTGCCTTTGACAGCGCAGCCATCTGCACGAGAAGAAGCGCTGGAGACTTTGCCGCCTTTAGCGTAGTCGTCGCTCATGCGCGGGGTTCTGTCACTAGAATCAGAACTTCTACCTCTGGGGGAGCCAAAACTTATTTCACCAGAAAACTCTGATTCTCGGTCAGCTTTTTCTTTGTGGTCTTTTGCGGATCGGCTTCCTGTTATGCGATCAAACGTGTATTTGCCCCCAGAACGTCCGCCGCCGCCCCCACCACCGCCTTCAAGGGGTGTTAAATCGTCTCCGCGTTTTGGTCTATTTGTTGCCATTAAACAAACCTGCCCTTCGTTTTGCCTTTGACAGCGCAGCCGTCTGCACGGCTGGAAGCGCTGGATACTTTTCCACCACGCTTGTACCCAGCAGCAGCTTCCCGTGTGTCGTCATCAATTTCTGGGTTGCGCCCCTCGTACAACTTGCCTTTAATGGACATATTTTGGTTAGAAGGTTTTTTCTGTGGTGTTGGTGTTGGCGTGGGGGTTCCCTCGGCGCGACGTTCTTTGACATTTTCACTTGTGTCTTCTTTAGCGGAAGCGCCTGACCCACTTAGCCCTTTTGCAACAGCAGCGGCAGTACCAGCAGCGCCAGCACGGACGGCCATTCGGTTAAGGGCTCGATCTTCAGCTAAATCAGTAGACCTTTTCGCGCCGCCCTTGAGATGGGACGTGTCTTTGGTGAGCTTTTTAATGTCGTCCATAAAGCTGGCATTGCCCGTAAAAGAAGGCATATTGCTGTACTTAGTGCCCTTGACACTTGCGCCGCCACCACCACCGCCACCTTCAAGCAGTTGGTCGTCAGTTGGTTTTTTACCGATTTTTGCCATGATTTATTCTCAACATTTCCATCTTGCTAGAGAAGCCGCCTTGCGGGTAGGCTTGCCTTTTTCATCTTTCATTGGGCCGGGCATACCAGACATACGAGCGCAGAATGACTTCTTACGTGCGCCGCCTCCGGGCTGTGGAGCTTTCAGATTGCTTCCTGTTGCTGCGTTGTACTTGGCACGACCTTTGGCAGTCAAACCCGCCCCCTGCTTAACAGGAAGCTTCTCACCACGACCAACCGAGAGAACCGGGCCTTTTTTCTTAGCCATAAAAAATTGTGACTGAACCTATGCTCGTCACATCCGCATAAATATTGGTGCTAAACAACACACCTTCACCCGGAAATATCAAGTATGTGGGCTGCGTAACAGAACCTACCGTATTCAAGGTCATAAGGGTTGTCCCGCTTACACCGCCATCCTTGAACACAACACTGCCAGCAGTGGCTGCGGGGATTATGTAAACAGCCTTAATCCTTGCGCGGGTTATGGTGACACTTGCTTGGTTTGTAAATTGTCCGTCGGCAGTTAATACTTGACTGGCTAGAACGTCAGTTTGCATGCTCATAATCAAACTCCTTATTTAACAGGGGCCGAAGCCCCATTGGGTTGATTAAGTGTTAGCGAACGGGGTTGCAACAGTGCCAGTACCCATTACTGTGCCGTTGACCATGTATTTCAATGCGGCGACAGCAACAATCTGCACCCATGAGCCAGCAACACCACCAGTGGTAGTACCGTTTAAGTTAATAAAATCATTTGCAGCGGCGGCTGAAAAACCAACCAAAGCAGCGCCGTCAGTGTCAACGTCGTTCATAATAATTGTGCCAACGTATTTGTCAGTGCCGTCTGTAGCAATCTTCAACGAACTGGTGGAGATGGTGGTGGGAACCCAAATTGTGTAAACAACGCCTTGGTTGTTCAATGTGTTGGGGTCTTGACCGGGGCCAGAAGTAATGGGGTTTGTTGCTGCGCTAATAGTTGCCAAAGTCAGCGTAACTGCGGAAGCCAAAGAACCCCCAACAGAAATGATGCGACCACCGTGGTCTTCGGGGGTCAGCGTGGTGCTAGAAGTGATTGAAACAACGGAAGCTGGGCCTTGTTGATAGATGCCGCCAAGCGAACGGAATGGGCCTTGAAACGTAGTGCGTGCCATGATTTTTCCTTACATGCAAGTTAGGCGTATCTGTCTGCATGTCGTCGGCCCGGGCCGTCAGATACACCGGAAAGTCCGGGAATGGTTTTAATATAACTCAAAAGAAAAGGGGGCACAAGGCCCCCTTTGTCTATCAGGTCGTACCGGGGGAACCGAAAGCTCCCAATGGATCAGACCAGCCGAATGAATAACGCTCACGAGCCTTGTAACGAACGTTACCAGTATCGAAGTCGCCGTCCATCTTGTTTTCCAGAGGCATACGCTCAAAATGCTTCAAGCCGTTGGGAACGTCAGTCATCAAGAACCAAGCGTTGCTGTCTGTCAAGAAGTGATTGACACAGTAACCTTCTGGAATTGAGCCGTTGTTCTTCAACGCGTTGATGTCGTTGTCAGCAGTGCCAACACGGAGGTTGGTTTCTAACAAGCGAGTAGCAACAAACATCAGAGCAGGAGGAATAACCAACTTGCGGGGCTTTGCTGCAATCAACAGGCCGCGCTCATCAGTCCAAGCTGCAATTTGAATAACTGCATTTTCCAATGAAGTTTCGTTCAAGTCAGAGTTGGTAGTTGGGCGATTGCTGTTGGTTCCGCCAGTAACCAAGGGGTGTGCTGTGCTGAACAGAGGAACGCCATCACCACCGTAATAAACGGCAGAGTTGGTGAAACCATTGTTGAGAACAGAAGCAGCTTTTACTTGCTTGGTGTAGGACATTGCACGAGCCAAAGCTTTGGTGTAGCGAGCAGACAAGCTGTCGTACAAGTTGTCTTCAATCGCTTCTTCAGTGATTGAGAAACCCAAGGCGATGGTTTCGTGGTTGTAGCGTGCTGTGAACGCTTCTTGCGCATTGTCATAAGCAATGGCAGAACCTTCGTTCTTGACTGGAGCAGCGGAGAAACCAGCAAGCTTGGTCTCTTCTTCAAAGCTACGCTCTGATTTCTCAGTGTCATAGATTTCTTTGTGCTCTTCGCCGTAGCGTGCGTACTCCATGCCAAACAGTGCATTCAAGCCGGGGAGCAGTTCTTTAAGTAGTTGTGCGCGTGAAATAGCCATGTTTTATGCTCCTTATACGCCAGTAGAGTTGTTGTACTGGTGCATAGTTGCATTTATCTTGACAATAAACTCAACAAATGTATCAGCGCCTGTTGCTGTATCACGAACCACATCAATGATGCGAATAGGCAGCGTATTGGTAGTAGTCTGCGTGCCTTCATCAATAGCCACTTTAGAATTACCTGTAACGGTAGAACCAGCGTTTTGAATCAAGGCAACGTTATTACCAATAGCAGAGATGCCCATTCCAGCCACAACTGTGGTTGCAGAACAAGAAACTACTTGGAACAGCGTATCAGGATCATCAGCGACCACAGCGAAGATTTTACTCCCCGAAGCAATTGCTTGGCTGGCCGGATAATACTGTTGTTGTTGGACTTGGCCAGTTGACTGGTTAGTAAATTGAACGCCCAAAAACACACCAACAGGAGTGGCAGTTGTTGTGCCAGCGTCCTTTTCGATAGTGCCATCAGAAATACGTTTTACCAAGTCACCGTAAAAAATGCTGGTGGCATAACCACTTGCAATTTCCATCAGGCGGGTTGCGCCTGCAAATACCTGTCCACCAATTAGGTTTACAGGTTTTAGCCCGTAGGGGGCGTCTACCGTTGGATATGCCATTTAAGGACTCCTTTATTTAGAACCTGTGCCAAATCCGCTTCCGCGACTGGATGAAGACTTGCGGTCAGCAAACAGCGGCATACGCGGGTCATTGTTTCTCATGAAGTGGTTGTCCACTGAGTCCATCTGGTTCTGCGCTTGCGTGTCGTAATACTCTTTCATGGCAGCGAGTTTTTCGGTAGGAATTTTGCAAAGCATCAATCCACCAATTTCCACATTACCTTTGTCATTACCTTCAAGCATCAGTTCTGGATGATCTGCTGCCTTAACCGGCTCCCAGCCATCCCGCATCTTGCTAGATACATTGGTTGGCATGGACTGTCCCAAGACATGAGTCGCTATGTAGCGAAACTCCCATCCAGGTTCAGGGTTAGGATCGGGCAGCGCACTCGATGGTTTATACACGTATCGAGTTGTTTTTTCGCGTGACGCATTGTCACGGGGTGTACGGTTTTCAGCCATTTTGATTCTCCAATTTTAAAACTTCAGCAACATATTTCTTAGGGTCAAGGTTGTACTTTTTAATTAACGCAGCTTGTGACGGCGTCAATTGCACTTTCCTTATTCCAGTCGAACGAGTTGCCGGAGCAACTACTGCTGCCGGTTTTCTACTGGATGTATCAACCGACCTTGGCTTGTCTTCGTTGCCACCAAAAACTTCGGGGAACTTAGACTTTACGCGAGCATCTATTTGCTCGAAATAATCGTCATTGCGGGGATCAACCCCGGAGTTGACTAGTTTTTGATGCAGCCCTAGTGCAAAGCTGGTTACTTCTTCAAACCCATCAGAACCAAACCACTGGTTTTTTGCCTGCCAGCGCAGGGTCTTTTCGTCTGGTTGTACCTGTTGGGGAGCAGATTGACGCGGTTGTACCTCAGTTTCTTCAGTCTGTAAAGGGGTTGGCCGAAAATTTTCTGCTTGTTGCAGCTTCATTTTGGCTTCAAACAACGATTCTTGGGCTGCCAAGATAGCGTCCGAATCAAAAGCTTCTTGCGCTACTTTGTATTCTCGGCGTGCTTTATCAAGTGCAGCTTGGGCGGCAGTCTTGGCCATAGCCCCGTACTGCTCAGTTCCGCTGTTTACGTACTGTTTGAGCTTTTTGTTTTCTTCAACGTAGTGTTGTGCAAGACGCTCAAGTTCTTGTTTTTCCCTAAAAAGAGTTTCCTTGGCTCGACGCTCATCATGACGCGCATGAGTTAGCTCCTTGATGCGATCTTGCGCCCCTCTTGTATAGGACTCAATTTCATCATCTGTAGGGTCTTCTACCTCTCTGTCCAATGGCTTGCGGCCACGGTCTTGGATGGGCGTATCGTCAACAATCTCAATTTCAACATCATCATCGGGCTGAATTATCTCAACCTTCTGACTCTTGTCGTCCTCAAGTTCGTCGGGGAACTTGTATTGTTCTGCCATTTCTACTCCTTTAAGCGCGGGTTAGCCCACGAGGGTCTTGCACAACAGCGTCCACTTGGTCATCATTGATGAGCCGGAACTCTTTTCCAAAAATCTTAAAACGCGTACCGGAATAGGTACGGACAAGGACAAAGTCCCCTTCTTTGCACCACGCGCCTGCGGGGAACTTGGTCTGATCTTTGTACGCATCAGGGCCAACTTTCATCACAAACAACACGGTGGTTGCGCTTTCTTCTTGTTTCATACTGCTTGTATCGCGTACAAGATCAAGCGCAGTACCATCAATCTTTTCAGAGACTGGGGGCACGGCACACAGCAGCTTCCAGCCTGTCGGCTCTGGCAGCATGGTGGCTTTTTCTTCGTCTGTAGCGTCTTGCACTGGTGCATCGACGGGTTGGATTTCAGGTAGGGCAAACTGCCCTGGTTCTAAAACAAGTTCACTCATCTGATTTTTCAACTTTCTCTGCAAGGTCAAGTAAGTGGCGCTCTGCGATAGCTAGACCCTGGATAACACCGCAAAGTTTTTGGTACTCATCGAAATTGCGACATGCCCCGCCAGCGCAGTCATCTGCGTAGTTGTTCATGTCGGTGCGTAATTTTTCGCGCAATACGCGTGCGAAGTCTTGAATCATTTAGTTGGCTTCTCCTGTTGTTGATATCTTGCGTTTGTCTCCATCTGTTGCCGTTGACGTTTTAAGTCCCCAGCCTTCCCAAGCGCAGTGATTTCTGCAACTTTCTTTTGTTGCTGTAGCTGACCAGCTTTATTCATGGCCTCTACTTCAAGTCGCTTGTTATCCAGCTCCAATCGAGCTTTCATCTCTTGCGACTTAAGCTGCAAGTCTTGTTGTTTGATCTGGAGTTCTTGCTGCTTGATCTGCAATTCTTGTTGTTGCATCTGTATCAAAGGATCTTGTTGCTGCTGCTGCGCTTGTTGTTGCGCAACTTGAGCTTGGCTTTGTTGCAACACTTGAGATGCAGCCTGAGCCATCATGCTTGAGAGTTGGATCTCCATCTCGGGTGGCAGCTTCTCATCTTCAGGAGGTAAAGGCATACCCATTTGCTGCTCAATCTTCTGGCGGTAGGCAAAGCCAACGTGCTCTGCAACGTGCGCCATCATTGCAGCTTGTATCTGTCCGGCCTTGGGGTTTTGTCCAATCAACTGCATGACAATAGGATCTTGCATCCCCATCATGTGCACCTTGATATGTGACTCATGGTCTTGGTAGAAGAATGCTTTTACAGGCTCCATACGCAAAGTGGCCATGTTTTCTGACACAGGGTCTTTTGGCTTCTGATCGTCGGGCAGCGGAACTAGCTTGTCTGCATCCTTGATGCCCAAGACTTGCAACATATTGCGGTGCAACTGTGGTAAGTCGTAAATGTCCGGAGCCATCTGTGCCATCTGAATAACGGCTTGGTACTGCACAACCCGCTGACTCATCGTTGCCGCATTAGGGTCGCTTACAGGAATGATGTCTACATGGTCATAGTCTGACTGCTTAGCCTTTCGCGGGGCATCAACTGGATCGTAGTCGTAGTCTGGCTCGGTGTAGTCGCGGATGATCGCGGCCAACAAGCGCAGCTCTTGCTTAAATGTGTAATGCAAACGGGCTTGAACCGCAGACATAACCTTAAGCTGGCGCTCGAGCAATGCCAGTGTTGTACCAACAGGAGCCTGTGCGGACATGTCCGACACCTTCATGTCGGCAGTAGCTGCAAACCTGCGGCCTTCCTCCACAATTTTGTCCATCAGTCCAGACAGAACAATGCTTGGCTCCTTGTAGGGTAAGGGCAGGATACTGTCACGCAACGCCCCAGAAGCAATGTCTACGTCTCGCCATTCTCCGGGAGCGATGGGGGTGTCGTCTCCCTTAATGCGCATTCCGCGAGTCTTAAGACCTCCGGGTAAGTTAGATAACGTCCCAGCATCGACAAGCTGACGCATGATACTGGTGGCTGACCTAGCGTATCCACCGATGAGGTGGAAAAGGCCGAAGCCGTAAGCTCCAAAACCTGGGATGTATTGGTAGTGAACGAAGTGTTGTCGCTTGAGTTTGAGGGGGTCATCTTGGTTCCAGTTCCGCCGAATAGACAAGACATCATTGCTTCCTTTTATTAGAGTAACTACATATGGCTGCATTACGCCAGTGGGTTCGCCGTCGTCGTCTTTGTCCTCATCTCCTTCTAATACCAAGTCAACATGGCACTCATATAAAGTGTAGCGTTCGTCGTTTAGATCAGAAAAGCCAGTCTCTTTATCCTTGGCTGACTTAATGTTGTCTGACTCTTTGCCGGGATCGGGTAGCTCAATGTCGCGGTAAAAGCCTGCTTGCTGAAGCTTGATGATTTCATTTTCAGTCTTGCGCATGACATGCGTCAACCGGTAGCAAGTGTCTAAGTCTGTCGTCCCATAAGGCAATAAAATATCTTCAGCCGGTATAAATATAGATACTTGACGTCCCAAATTTGGATCGTAGTAGACCTTCTTGAATGCCGATCCGGTGGCCGGCAAGCTCCATAACATACGTTCATGCTCAGGACGGAACTCGCGCATAACCTCAGTCAGCTCGTAGTTCATGTCAGCCTCAACACGCACAGCCGCCTCTTGTTTATCAGGAGTTTCTCTGCCCAATATTTTTGTACGCACAGGGCCTGCGGCTGGGAACTGCTCTGTAATAGTCTCTGACTGAAACCTAACAACTGCCTCTGTAATCATGGGGTGGAAAACACCACAAGCGCCGTTCCAAGGTTCTGTGCGCTCCTCGTACTGGAGTCCCATCAGCTTTAAGCCATCTACGTAAGCTTTCTCCCAATCCTTGCGGGAGTTTTTATCATTCTCAATATCGCCGCACAAATCCCCTGCCAATGAAGCCATTGCGCCTTCATCCATTTCTTCGGCCAAGTTCTCATTGAAGTCGTCTTCAGCTTCTCCGGCGATCATGCTGATTTCTAAATCACCAGCTCGGATGTTGACGGCCTCAGGATCAATGATCTCAATCTCAATAGCCTCTTCATCTTGCGACAAATTATCTATGCCTCTGGGTTGTTGGTACAAAGCTTTATCGATATTGGTTGCCATTTTTTATCCTTAAATTATTTTGTTTCCGCCCTGCAAAGGCTTATCAACTGCACCACCCTTTTTATATGGCACCTCTTTTTTTTGTCGTGCGGTATCTTTGCTTTCATTGGCCTTTAAAGGTAGGCCATGTTTACGCCCGTCTTCAATTGCTTTTTGAATAAATTTCAACAAATCTTGATTTTTTGAATTTAGGGCAGCAATTCTTTGTTGTTCAAAGTTTTTGGCATATTGTTTTCCAGTCTGGCCAGCCAGATTTACGCCTGTACCATTCCAAGCCTCTGCAAGCGAAATACCAAGCTTGTCCGCAACTCGTTTCTTAGAATAAATAGCCGATAGAAAGTTCCTGTCATCTGGGTGTAGGTTGTATGTCTCCGCCAGTGTTTTATCAAACTTTGCGTCACTTGGGTGTTCCGTTCCCACGCCTCCATGCCCCATATCAGATCGACCTTCTTTCAAAACAAAAGCCGCCGCTTCTTCGGGAGAGAATGAAGGATAACCATACTTATCTGCCGCGCCAAGCAGGCGTGCGTGTCTATATATATCCTGCAAAGCTTTTGTTGGGTTTGACTCTACAGTGCTTGTTTCCATATTTAGATCTGGCTCATATATTGGTGTATTCCCTACTTTGTATCCGCCAGTGAGAAAGCGGCTTAAAGGTAATGTTTCTAAACCTTCTTTGCCGCCAAATTTGCCTGTTGGGTCTGCTCTATAGACTTTGAGGTTTTGTGGTAAATCTGTTGGTATTGTTGACCTTGGCAAAGAATACAAAGGTTGTCTGCTAAGCGTTCGAATTTGCGGCAAAAAAGTTTCTGTATCGCTCAAATTTCTAGGGAGCTCTGGGTCAGCATACGTTGTTTTTCTCATGCCCACAGCATTTGCCAATGGAGCAAGGCTAGGAAATGTCTCAATCAAATCATCTAATCCGGCCATGTTTTATCCTTAGATTAATTTTTTGTTGCCAGCGTTTTCTACATGCCCACCACTAGCAAGGCCAACCAAATCTTTTAATTTTTGGAAAAATGTTGGGTCGCTTTTGTCCGGTTGTCTTGTGTATGGCGGAAGGTCTTTGGCATCAAGTCTGGATTGACGCAAGCCAGTCAATGCATTGTATGTTTCGCGTTCAGCTTTTGTTTTAAGTATGTGTTTACGCACATACGGATCATCTGTCAAACGTTTATTTTTACTTTGCTCAAGACCAGACAAGGTAGCCATTTGTTCGTAAAGAAAATTACGGGTGTCTGGGCGCTTCAATACGTTTTTTGAAAAGTACCCGCTCTCAACATCTATTGGTTCAAGCCCCCATTTTTCTTGCAGGTATGGTGCGTGTTCCACAAGACGCGAAACAATAACGCCTCGGCGTGAATCAAGATCGTTTACCGTTTTGTCCCACAAACTATTCAATCGAGGTGCTGCTCCAAGCCCTTGGTTGGCAAGCACATGCTCCATTTCGTGCGCTCGTGTATTTCTTTGATCTGTACCTCTTGGATTTAGCGCAACCAAAGAGTTTCCTTGATTATCGTTATATGCAACACCTTGCGTGTTTTCATCCAAATAAGGGTCAAAGTATTCCCCCCTCAATTGAGAAGCGCCTGCTAGTGTGTATGGAGCCGTTCCCAAGTTACTTGGCACAGGTTTTAACGCTGCTAAGCCAGAACGCCCATAATCTGTTAACAAGGATTTTTTTAGATCTTGTGGTAAATTTTCAAATTCTTTAGGGTCCATATTTCACCTCAGTAGTACGCCGCAGCACGCCGTTTAAAAATTTGTGGCTCATCTCTTTCGTCCGAATCAAGAGAGATGAATCCGCCCCGTCTGAATCGAATCAGCGCCTGAGTGGTCGAGTCAACCAAGTCATCGTTAGCCGCGTTCGGAAAAGCAGCCACCTCTTCAATAAGCTCATCAGCCCATTTAGTCTCAGGTGCCCATACTTTACCCGACCTGAACAGATCAGTCACGGAATTTAACCGCACAAACTTATCATTACCCCGACTCGGCGTAAAGTCCTCTACATAAATTCCCATCTTGCGCAATTCAAATATCAACGGCGCGCCAGCAGCCTTAGCCTCAATCACACAAGCATCCGGCTCCCATTCCTTATAAAACCTGTAAGCCGTATCCTTCAACTCAGGAAACTCCATGCGCTTCTTAAATGAGTCAAGCAAAATTACATGGGGATCAGATTCGTTTTCATCCATATAGAAAACTCCCCAAGTCGTACAAGCACTATAGTCACTGCGCTCATTCTTTGTAAACGCCGTATCCCAGCTCTGAATAATAAATTCACATCTCGGCGGATCATCCTTCTTCCATCTCTGCCACCAGTCCCGCTTAACCAGCGCACCCTCTTCGCCAGTAGGAGTCTGCTGATACTGTGCATTCCATTTGGAAGCGGGCAACTCTTCCTTAAGAGCCTCCAATTCCTCCAAGCTCCAAAACTCCGGCCATAAGGGTTTACCACTTGGCATAATTGCCGGCAGCTCAATAATCTCCCACTCATCACCCTTATCCCGCTTAATAGAATACTCAATGACTTTGCCAGTCAAGTCACTCTGACCCCACCTCGTCATGATGATGACGATGGCGCCACCAGGTTGCAGACGTTGACGTGGACCCGAGGTGTACCACTCATACACCTTATCGTAGATCTCAGGATTCCCCGCCGCCAATGCAGCCTCTTGTTCTGAATGCGGGTCATCTATTATTAATAGGTCAGCACCCTTACCCGTAACAGTACCGCCTACGCCGATAGCAAAGTATTCCCCGCCCTCACTGGTCGCCCACCGCCCCGCCGCTTTACTATCTTGGCGCAAACTTACACCAGGGAAAACCGTCCCATACTGATCAGACCCCACCAAGTTCCTAACCTTACGCCCAAATCCCACCGCCAGTTCCCCAGTATTCGAGCACTGAATAACCTTCTTCTGAGGAAACCGCCCAAGAAACCAACTCGGCAATAAATACGACCCAAACTCACTTTTCGTATGACGAGGCGGCATATTGATAATCAGCCGCTTGAGCGTCCCATTTGCTATCGCCTCGAATTTTTTA